TTATTTAACTTTAATATACTCGTACCACCATTTACCTTCAGGTCGATTGTCCATCCAAGCTGTAATTTTATCGAGCTCACCATTTGGTAACACTTCGGTTTGTACGTATGCTATACCAGTTGATGGGTCAGAAATAACTTTCCCTTTAGTTCCACGCTCATTCATAGCATTTACGACTTCCTGAACCAATGAAATACCAAAACCACCAGATTTAACATATTGATAGCCGCCATCGGCAATAGCTTGTTCTGGTTGTTTTTCTCCTGTAAACCAAGATAATGATTTACTGCCAATCAATTGGTTCAAATCACACTTACCGATACCAGGTACATTACCTGTCTCTGTGTATTGCCAAATATCGCATGGATAAGCTGGCTTGTTACCGCCATAACGAGGAATCCAAACAAAGTCAGATTTTACATTGGCCATACCAAACGGAGCATACATATGATGACCAACGTATAAACCAACTTTCTGAGCACCTAATCGGCATAGTTCATCAATAAATGCTTGTGTGCCCGCTCTCATATCATTCATTGTTTTTACTTCAACATCTGCAACCCAGACTGTCGCGCTCTTGTCTCCACGGTTCCAGAAGTCACGAGCTTCTATTCTTGCATCATTTTCAGAAACGAAACGACAGAATGCATAGTTACCAAAAGGAATACCATGTTGCTTCATGGCTTGTACATATCCTTTATACAATGGATCTACATAATTTGAACCATCTTGTACACGAGCGATGATGAAATCAATGTATTGCTTTGCTACAGGCCAATTAATATTGCCATTCCATTTTGAAATATCTACAATGTGCCCCATTATTGAACATCTCCCTTTTTCTCTTCTTGTTTTTGTTTACCGCCTAAAATCTCAACTGCATTTGTTAAAGCTTGCGGAAGCGGAATACCCATTCGTCCAGCGTTTTCTAAAAGTGAAAGTAATTCGTTACCCATGAAGAAGAAAATTGTCGCTTCACGAATAGCACTATTGCTTCCAAGTGCCGTATCTAACTGAGTCGCCACTCCAACCAAAAGAAAAAGCACCACCTTTTTGGCGATGCCCTTAAAACCAACTTTGCTTTTCAACTCTCCGTTATATCCTGCTGCGCATACTCCTGTTAAATAGTCGATAGCTGCCATGATAACTAGAACTTTCAATGTTGTATCCCATCCTCCCAGAAAGTATCCGCAAAAACCGCCGAAGGCTACTACAAATGTTTTCATTAATACATCAATACGATCCATCTTTTCACTCCTTATTTATAATAAAAAAGAGAGACGCTTGTCCCTCTTTCAATAAGTACTTTTATTTTAAGGTTTTATATCATTCCTTTTAATATTAAACCTAAAACCGACATTGTGATTGCGCTAATAATAATTCGTAAAATCCAAGTTGTATTCATACTAATCTTTTCTAATTGCTTATTAATTGTAGCGATGTCTTTCTCATTAATTGTTGTTCGATTTTCTAAATTACGAATATCACGCATAATTTCTTTTTGTTCTGCTTTTAAACTATCGATTTTTACATATACATCTTCCAATGCATTCACATCCTTTTAAAATCTTAATAAAGCAATCTTTATATAATATGAGACAACCTTACTTATGGTGAATGTATCGCAGAAATTCCAAAACAAAAGCCGTATTTTGTGCAAAATAAAAAACAGCTTATGGCTGCTCCTGCTCTGTTTGTGTGTTATTTTCATTAGTTGATGTTGGCGGTTCTTGTGGAGGATATTCACCTGTAAGTTTAAAATAATCATTTGCACAAATGCGCCTTTTAGCAACTCCTAAGTTCAATTCATATAATTTGGCTCCACAACCACATAACTCACATTTCGTTAAAACTCTAAAGCCAATAGTCCCGTCAGCCATGTCCCTCCATACCTCAACTTTACTTGTATCGTTGGCAATCCCTGCATTATCTAACATGTCAGCAGGTACTTGTATAAAAACTCCTGTTTCTGTTCGTTTTACATCTACTATTCTTCCCATATAAGGAAGCATTTCGCCTTCCTGAAAAGGCATCATATAGTTAATATCCATGTCCAATCCTTCCTCTCTATCCAAGTGCGTTAAATTTCCAACCACTTGGAGTACTCACATAAAAACCCGCTCCAGCATTACCGTCTGTAAAACGAATATGCCCCCATTGTTGGAATCCACCGCCACCTAAGTTAATTCCCTGCATTGCTCGTATATTCCTAAAGATTTTCACTTCTTTTTCAGTACTTATATCAAACGTTTGTCCGTCTGGTGCTAGAGATATATTATTATTCACACCACCTACAGCAAGTGCGTTAAACGGCTGAATGCCATCTGCTCTTTCTGCTGCAGCACGATCCCAATTATACATAGATGCATATTTGCCACTGTATAACGTTACACCACTTACACAAATCGCTGTCCCTTGTCTCATGTCAGCATTTCCAGAACAAACTTTAATAATCAATGCGTGTTCTTGTGGAATATAGTTTGTTGGGACTTTGAAAGTAAAAGAATACCTTCTGATTTCTCCGTAAAATGTAGACGGCTCAGGGAAGTCCATCTTTTTTTCACTCAATATGTCGTAACTAACGTTGTCTCGGAATTTAACGCAACACACGTGTATTCTCGGTTTTCCTGTCTTTCGCACGCCATTTATCATGGCAGTTCTAAAGTGTGCGGATGCTGTATATTCGTTACCAGGATATATACCGTTATTCACGATTGCTTCTGGATAGTTATACATATCTACCCTTGCAGCATTCACCATTTGCTCGTAATCGAATATATGTGTATTCTTTTCTATTACGACATTTCCCCAGGACTTCCAAGTAAGACCGTATCCACCTTCAAACCCATAATAATCTGAATTGCCAATGTTTTTTTTTGTAACACTAGAAAAGTCTGGATCAGCTATTAGGTTTCGTCTTGATACCGCAGTTGTTTTTGTACCCCATTCGTCTTGGAATAGGAAATCTAGCATTTTAACAGTTACACCATCTTTATCAATGGTTATCTTATCACCATCAATTCTAATAAGATTTGTGTCAATGCCTTTTGCTGTTAACCATTTGACCATTGTATCGGCATTAATATTCAGTTTCTCAGCGTCGATTGTAATCTTACCAGGTGACATATTGATAGAAGTAATGATACCGTCTTTTAAAATTTGTGCTAAGATCCCTTCATCTAACACTTCTAACCTAGATTCCGTTTTCTTTACATAGGCATTATAAGTCTCATTTATAAACGTTTCTTGTTTTCCAGAGATGATTGAAACGCCTTTTTCAGTAGCACTAATACTTCTTTCTAATTCAGTTACTTTTTTAGTGTAATCTTCAGTTGCTATCTTATCGGCCACTTCTTCCATGATTTTATCTTTATCTACAATATCAACGGGGTTCTCCATAAATGAAGAAGGTTTATCGCCGATCTGCAACATAGGTTGCGCTGTCCACAGTCTTCCATTTCTACGCAGCCAGTATTGTACTTGTACTTTTTTCGTTCCTTCTACAAGTAGACCAAACACATGATATCTTACCCACATTCCTTGTGTTAACGTAATCTCTTGTCCGTATTGCTTTAATACATTTCCATTTGCATCTAAACATTTCAGCTCCATTTTCGCACCATTATCAATGCTAGACTTATTATCTGTATAAAAGTATGCAGAAAAAACGTAATTCCAACCAGGTCCGGCATTTATAACTTCATGTGAAGCACCTCTGTATACGTCTGCTGTATTTCCCGTGGAGATTGTACGAAGTGTATTACAACCCTTATATAAAACGGTTGTATCTCTTGTTGTGCCTGATTGAAGAATCCAATATTTTGCATCATTCTTCCAAAGAACATTCCGTAATACAGTTTGATTACCGATTCCACCAACATACTCTTCAACATCTTTTATTTCAACTTTTCCTTCCAAAGCTTTTGCAGTAGTTTCCCAACCTGCTTTAGCCTCCTGTAACTGCGTACCTTGTTTAGTTTGTATCTCTTGTAAACTAGTAACTTTTTCTTTAATACCGTCCGCTGTTTTCTCTACAGTAGTCACACGCTCGCTAAAATCGACTTGTGTTTTTTCTACCGTTTTAATATTTTCTTTAATACCATTCATACTTTTTTCAATCTCGGTTGTTTTTTTAGTGAATTCATCATTCGTTACTTGATTTTCTGGAGCTGGTGTCCAATCCTGTGGCTTATTACCTTTATATAAAGCAACCCATTCTACAGTTGCCTTTGTAGCATTATTTGGATAATTATATAAATTTAATCTTCGTTCATTCCCGCTTGTAGTTGCAACAGCTTGGAAAGTTACATAAGTTATTCCGTTAGCATAGACACTTGTTGCATATCCAACATTATTTGAACCACCATTCTGCCAAATTCCAAATTGTTGGCCTTGTGGAACACTTCCTTTAATTACAAAAGTATATTCCTCACCTGCAACAAAATTTTCAGTTAGAGAATATGGATTGATTAGATAATCTGTTTTTTCGTATTTAGTATTTGAATCTAATAACAGATTACGTCCTCCAGCTTTATCGTTATTAACTATCTTTTCTACGCTCTCCAACTTCTCACTAATCTGGCCAGCTTTTTCTGTAATTTCAGTTGTGGTTTTCTTTAGATTATTAGTTATTTGCTGCACCTCAGAGATTGTCTTTTTCGTACCTTCAGCAGTCTCTACCACTGTATTTAATTTTTCAGTGATTTCACCGTCTTTTTTGGTTAAAGTTTCAATAGATTTGGTAAAACCTTCGTTGGTCTGTTTCATTTCAGAGACAGTTTTGTCAATTTCACCTTGAGAGTTTTCTACATTTTTAATAGTTAGAGAAACTTCCTGAAGATTTTCTGTTACTTCCTTGAATTGTCCATTTGTCTCTTTTTGGGCTTCTTCTACTTTTTTATCTAATTCTTCTTTTGTGGACTGAATATCCTTATTAACCTGTTCAAGTGTTTCTTTTTTGAGAGACTCTACATCGGGTACAACAGATTCCCAAGCTGTACCTGTCCATATTTTTAAGATACCAGGCTTACCATTGCTAATATCACGCCAAAGTGTTTTATAAGGCTTCAGTCCTGTTGTCGGTGGATTCTTAGCTTCAATTATTTCTACCGTGTTATTATTAAGATTCTCTTGAACTTTTTCAGCCAATGTTTTCGCTGCTTCGGATTCTTTCTTAGCATTACTAGCTGTTTCGTTTGCATCTTTCACTAATTTATCTAACTGATTTATCAGCTCTTGTTTATTACCTAATGACCCCAAGATTCGATTGTAAATTTTTCGTAGTTCTTCGTTTGGATCAGTAATTTCGCGATAATCACCAAACACATATTTATCTTGTGTAGGTTCCGTAAAAGATTCATTACCAGCAATTACACGTGCTTCAAGGTATAACTTAGGTGTGAATCCTGTATCTTTGATTCGAATCGTATCGCCCTCATTAATTAGTTCATGTGCTAGTCCGAAAATACGTCCAATCGATTGTGCTTCTACTTCATAAGAAACTGAAGAATTGACACGCTTCTTTAATTCCGTCTTCATCAAAGTCATTAATCGTTGCGGTGTCATATTTTGGTCTTCTGTTTCCGGAGTGTAGAAACCAAATTTATGCTTACCATGTGCATTCCAGCGTTGAAAGGCATCACTATCTGTAATATAAAGAAGCCCGTTATTAATACTCTCAATCGTGATAAGTTTGTCACCTTCGCCCCGTACAAATCCGACTAAGGCGGTACAAATATCCCTGGAATGTTCAATGCGTCTAATGCCTACTAAGTCTTTTCCCAGGGTTACTTCCTTCCCTGTTTCTCTCCCTCGTTTCTTTATCATATCGACGTACCACCCAGTAATTTGAGAACCGGATACTTCAACGCGATATTGGATTTCTAACTCAAACAAAGCCGCGATTTTCTTTAAAAAAGTGAGGGGATCGATGAATTCATCAATAGTCATCGTGTGGAATGAAGAATAATCCGTTATTCCACGTTGCCATTTTGAATCGGTAAGAGCGATATCAATAAACGTATTAACTGTTTCGCCCTCTATACGTTGAGGTTTAATAATCCCATCTTTGGCTATTTGAACCCAGGCACCAGAAGCATGTACAGTGAGCGATCTATCATCAGAGTCTTTTTCTACTTCATTATTGATAACATATGGAACAATGCGACCAACACGCACTTCCTTTAAAACTAAGTTCTGCTGCTGTAAAGTAACTGCATGTAGAGTGCCGTCAAAAGTTTTGAATTCTAACATATCAATGTTATTTTTTATTTCCCAATGACGGTTATCAGCCCAGTAGTCCTTTGGTTGAATAGCTGATATAATCTGATCTGTTTTGAAATCAACAACATGAAGTATTCCGCTTGGTGTTCTCATCTGAATCGCTCCCTGTACTTGACCCTTGCTGTTCCGATATCAGAAGGCATAATCTCAAGTTTATTAGTGCCTCTATTGATAACAGGGAAATTACTGAAAATGTCCTTAATGTTAATCGCATTCTTTCCTTCAATTGTTACATGACTATTTTCTGTGTCGATCACGACTTTATCACCAACATCTACTATATAAGGCGGTGTATTTTTCGTATTTAAATTCACTTTCCAAAACTTCAAATCACTAACTGACATCGCTTCTACTGGTGGAACGTCTTGAAACTGCATGATGCTAATCTGAATTTGTGCTGCTTTTTCCATATGATAGTTTTTTTCATCCGTCCAACGTGCAAATCGTTCTGAATCATCTTTTTCTGTACCTGGAAGGAATTTTGAAATATACGCTTCCCATACATTTCCTGTCCTAGCTATCCACAATCGACCAAAATACTGATTCCATGTATTCGGATAATCGCCACTCTCATAAATTAAACCTGTTTTCCCTGGCTTATTGTCATATCCAATTACCATTGTCCCGAAATTTTGTTCAGCTTGCCAAAAGAGATCGTTCATAGCAATTTTTGAAAGTACCTTGCTATTTTCATCCAGTATCGCTATCTCAACTCGTCCCATTTCATTGATTTTTTTACTCTTACATGTAACGTAGGCTTGCATAATAAAGTCTTGTACTGGACCGCCAGGGATACTCTTTTTAACGGCTGCGCCGTGCCAACCTTTACCCGCAGTACCAAAATCAGAACAATAGAATTGGTATTTATCTGATTTCATTTCACCTACTGGTTCACCATCTTCCGTCGAGCTGACCTTACTCCATCCTACAGTGGTAGCCATTTCATCCCATATAAGCCTTTGATTTCTTTCTACAGGTGTTTCCACAGTTTTTAACGGCATTCCGATACGAAAATAATCCCGATCATTTAAAGATGTCTCGCCGAACCATACGTCTAGAAAAGTATTTGGTTTCGTAATATCAATCTCAATGATAGGGTTAGAATGAACAGTTCCTTTATTTTGGACATTAGCAACTAACCCACTAACATCTTTTTTAAAGTCAACCGTTTGCTCTTTTCCTAACTTATATGGCATTGGACAAATGAAAGTTAAAGTACCTTCACCTAGATCAACTAACTGGTCTAAATCTAAAGTTTCATCTACGACAGCTAAAAACGTACGATCTTTTTCATCATCAAAAATAAGCTCGCACGGTTGATCCGTAACGAGCCAATCTGCTATTTCTTCTTTTAGTTTTTCAGCTTCTTCAGCTGAATCATATAATAGTGCAATAGGAACTAAAATCTTTCTCATTTTAGTTTGTGTGCGTAGTAACCTACCTCCTGGATAATGCGAGACTTCAAGAAACATACGATCCAAAGGAGCCCATGCAGGGCGCTTTTTACCCTGCAGTGGAATTACATTTGGATTCCTTTTCCCGTTAAAACTAATTCCAGTCATATCATCACCTACCTAAAAAACTTTCAATCTTTCTTTCTCGTTTTCTTGAAACTTGCTAACATCTGAGTAGATTTCCTTCGCTACTTCTCTGCCGTTTAAATTAACTTGCAAAATAGTTGGGCCTTGTGATGCATATTGTTGTGCTCCAGCTTGTTGAGTAAATGGTAGCGACCCTATTATTCCGTTAGCAATTGCATCGAAGGTTCGTTTGCGAAGAGGTAAAACTGTTTCATCGTATCCTCTCGCGTCACCACATTTGTTATGTTAAGGCTCTTTATCCTTAACTCTCCAGTTTTCACTGGAGTATCGGACTATATCATCACCCATTCTTCGGGTGTCGTGCGCTCTTGGGTATTTCACCATATTCTCACTTAGGTTACTCTACCTAGTCTCTACACCTTCCTGTCGTTTCCGCACAGGCTCGGCTCGGGATTGCCATATTTTACTAACAAAAAAAGACACTTATAATAGAGTGCCTACCATACATTGATAAAACTTAGGTTTCCCCGAATTCACACGATATTTTATGCTGCTGATTTCTCAACAGCCGGGCTAGTTTTAACCCCAATTAATGTAGGATTCCCAGGTTTAATTAACGCGCCATTTGCAGCCCATTTAACATCGAAAGATGGTAGGCCTTCGCTCGCCCAATTAACAGGGTTTAACGAACCGTTCACACTGATTTTCGGAACAGGTATATGCACACCGCTAAACATATTCGAAACGCCTTTTCTGATTTTATCAATCCACTCCATAACACCTTCCCAAGCATTTTTAAATGGGGTTGCGATTGCATCTTTCACTTTTCCAAATACTTCTTTTATCACTGTAAGGGTGTCTCCTGAGCTTTTAAAAATACCCTCGAACATATCAGAAAATATTTTCTTTACACCTTCCCAAGCTTCTCCAAACAGTCCCTTCATTTTGCTGCCTATTTTGCCAATGATGCCAAGTACCTTTCCAACTCCCCATATTTGAATGAAATTCCAAATGAATTCCCATGCTCCTGATAAAATCTGTTTAATGGCATCCCAAACGCCGGTCCAATCACCAGTCAGCAAGGAAGAAAATAGTTTAATTGTCCCTAAGATGATATCTAAGGCCCCATTTATGACACCTTTTATGTTTCCCCAGACATCTTCAATAATGAATAGAACAACAGGCATTACAAATTCTATAATTCCTTTTATAATATCGAATGCATTTTTTACAGCTTGAACAATTTGATCTCCGTTTTCTTTCCAAAATGCCGCGATTTTTTCTATAATTCCGTTCACAAACGACATCACATCTGTTAGCAAAGGTATTAAGTAAGGAGCTATTGTATTGAATACACCTTTAATAAAATCCCAAGTAGCCCCGATTATTCCCATAATTACAGGAGCAGCAGCTGAGATTAGAGATTGTACATTTTCTATAAAACTACTTAATTGGGCATGTACATCCTGAACGAACATGATAATATCCGCTTTTTGTTCTGGAGAAAACCCTAACTTATCCAATAAATTACTAGCAGCTCCCCAATCACCAGATACGAGAGCTTTCATAGTTTCTACACCATATTGCACTGCCGCTGTAGTTTCTTGTATAAACTGAATTGCATTAGCTGAAAACCCTAGTTTAGTAAGGATGTCATAACCTTCAACTAGTGCATTCCTATCTCCAGTTGCAGCAATCCAGAATTGCTCGATAGCAGCGCCGACTTGTTGGATAATACCGATAGCATTACGAAGTGGTTCAAATACCTTATTCATCGCTTCTTGACGTTGACGAGTTTGCTCAATACCCTGTTGGAGTTTCTGGTATTCAACTTCAGATTGGTCGAGGATTTTATTGGCTTCTTCTTGAGTCATGGTCCCTTCCTCGACCTTCATTTTTAACTCTTCTTTTTTCTGAGCTAACATACCATCGGCATTCATCATATCTTCAGCGTGCTTCTTAGATAAAGCAAGTTTTTCATTATACTCTTCTTGCGTTATCTTCCCTTTTTTGAGATTCATATCAAGAATGGCTTTAGATTGAGCTAACTGCTGATCAGTTTGTTGCATTAGCTTAGCTGCTTCAACAGCTCTACCAGATGGATCAAGCCAGTCAGTAAGAGATTTAACAGCACTATTTGTTCCGTTTGTCATTGCAACAAGTGCTGGTTCAACATGCGAGAAAACAACAAGCCCTAAATTTTCTAATTGTGATTTAACGCCATCAACTGCACCTGATAAGTTATTTGCCATTGTTTCAGCCATAACCTTTGCAGAGCCTTCAGCAGTTTCGAGGGTATTTACCATATCATCAAAGGCAGGTTTACCACCTTTAATAACTTGGATCCATCCTGCATACGCTTCTTCACCGAAGATTGCTTTTGCAGCAGCGATTTGTTGAGCGTCGGTTAACTTCCCAAACCCATCGTGTAATTGACCAATAATCTCATTCATTGGTTTTAAATTACCTTGTGAATCCTTTACAGTTACATTTAATGCTGATAACGATTTAGCAGCTTCTTTCGGCGGGGCAGCTAAACGAGATAATCCGGCACGTAATGCAGTACCAGCCATAGAAGCTTTGATACCGTTATTTGCAAATATCTGAGCAATTGCAGCTGTTTGTTCGATGTTTAAACCGAATGTAGCAGCTACAGGAGCTGCGTATTTCATGGTCTCGCCGAGTTGTTCAACATTTAAGTTGGCAGTCGCTTGGGCTAACGCGAATACATCGGCCGCTCTTCCTGCTTCAGAAGCCTTCATTCCGAATGGTGTCATTGTATCTGTTACGATATCAGAAGCCTTTGCAAGGTCTAATGCACCAGCAGTTGCTAAATCAAGTAGTGGTTTACTAGCTGCAATCATTTGGTTAGCATCCCAACCTGCGAGAGCCATATATTCATAGGCCTCGGCTACGTTGGTAGCAGACCATCTGGTATCAGCACCAAGTTTACGAGCGTTAGCTCCAAGCTCAGCCATTTGTAGTCCGTTCGAACGCGAAAGAGCTTCTACCTTTGACATTTGTTTCGTGTACTCAGAACCAACATGAACTACACCAGCAACTGCGGCACCAACACCGACAGCGATGCCGACTAATCCTCCCATAGCTATAGCAGCTCCACCAACAGAAGAACCTAAACCAGCTGCCGCAGCACCAACTTGACCAAATCCACGCCCTAAGATACCTGTAGTTCTTTGCCCGCTTCTTTCCGCATTAGCCAATCCTCTTTGTAACTGATCATCTTTTAAGAAGATTGACCCAAACATCTTAAATAGTTCCATCTATTCACCCGCCTTTCCGCGGATTTTAGCAACACGAGCAAACACTTCTTCTTTTGTAAGTTTTTGCTTCGGTGTTTGTTCGATTGAATCGTTGTATTGTTTTACCTGTTCTTGCGTTGGATTTTCGCGCTTATGTTTAAATTGAGGAAATGTTTCATCGCAGTACGGTTGTAGGGCACACCATTCCTCCCATAACATGCGGTCCATCTGTTTCTTCTTTGCGGTGAGATACAAGTTAATAACTATCTCTGCATCCAAACTCCTTATATACTCCATATTTGGATAGCGAGAAGCTAACGTATCGATGAAGTCTATTTCATCAAGTTCACCGCATTGGAAAAAAGCTTAACCAGCCCAACTTCTGAATCTTTAATTGCAATAAATAATCGAACCAACTCTTCTAGATTTAAAGTTCGAATCGTTTCCCAACCTGGTGATGTTTTTTTGCCACCTTCCTCTTCATGAACTAAAAGCCCGGCTACAAACTCGAAAAATTCTTGTTCTGCTTCTTCTAATCCGAAGATAAACTTCATGATGATGTCGTAACCAAAAGTCTCTTGTGCAGCTAATACATCATCTTGTGTTGCTCCTTCTTTATTTCGTAAGCCCATCATTAAATCTTTAAGTAAATTAATATCAACCTTGAATTTCGATTTCTTCAAAATACGAACTACAGAAAATAAATCTCCGCCATGAATTTGTCTCACTTTGTATTCTTTTTCTTGAATTGCAATAGTCACATTTATTCCTCCTTAAAATAAAAAGAGCAGGGGTTGCCCCTACTCTTTAACCTGCTGGTATTAATTTAGCTGCTTCTGTCGCTGTTAAAATACGCATCTTCCATGGTACTTTTCGAATGTTTTCTGGGTCACGGTGTCCAGTGAATGTAACCTCTGGAACTACTTCACTTTCATTTTCAAATCCCATTTCTAAAGAACCATCAGATAACGCGTTATATACGATAATCTCAGCGATATCGCCACCTAACGTTTCACCAACCCACGCTACATTTTTAAGGTAGCTTTCTTTCGTAAGACGTTCTGTCGCTTCGATTACATCATATTTAATCGTTTTGCCATCTTTAGTAACACTCTCTTCAGAAACTTTTAATCCAGCAATAAAGTTTTTAATTTTATCTTTATCAAGGAATTCAAGCGTTTTAAAACTGATTTGAGTTTTTGATTTTGTAATACGTTTCATCCCCATAGTGTCACCTGGAGAACCATCATACTCAATTTCTTTAAACTCTGGTTCATACTTAAAAGAACCGCCACCTTGCGTAGCGCCTACAGGAAGTTCGTCTTTTTCTCCATAATTAAAGAAGAATGCACCCCAATCTCCGAAGAGGACATTTTCTGGTTTTGGTTGTGGAGCTGCCATATACTCAATCCTTTCTATTGTTTAAAATAAGTTCGTAAAATGAAGCGTACTTCTTTACGTCTAATATTCGGGTCTGGATCCGGTACTTTCTGACTCGAAAGATAAGAAATAGCAGCACCAAATTCAGCGCTGCTTAATCTCTTTCTATGAAGGCTGTTTTCTAAATCAGTAATTAACCGGTCAATCTTTGCTAAATAAGCAGAAGTACCGTAAATATCAATTGTAAGCATGATATTCTTTCGTCCCCATGGTTCTTTATCATCACCAACCGTATATACCAAATACGGCATAACGGCTTTAGTAGTTGCATTTTCATAGTACGTTTCTTTATGAACCTTTTTCAATTCACCGTGTAGTATATTTATAAAGTCATTCATGGTATCTACCTCATTAATGACGAATAGGTTCGTGTGCCGACTTGTGTAATCATCGGTTTATTATTCTCTGCTGCAGGTCTAAGGAATGGTTGAGCATGTTGTCCCTGAGTTCTAACCATTCTCCCTGTTTTGGGATCGCGATACATCCAAGGACTTTTACGGCCATCCCCATCAACTGCATAGATTCCTGTACCTTTCTCAACGTAAATGCCGTAATCAGAAGATGTACCAATAACAACCTTTTCTTGCTCTGCTTTGGAACTAATGCTTCTTCTTAGATTTCCAGTATCTACAGCAGCTAGTAATTTAGCTTTAGAACTAACAAATTGACCGACAGCGGTATGCGCTGCTTTCTTTGCGGCTAAGTGCCTTGCCATTACTGCAGCTCTATTTGACTGGAATTTCATGCTCATATGGCAACATCTCCAATTCTATTTGAAAGAATCTACCCGCATTCATTGGATCGCCTGGATAAGTAACACTGTATACCTTCTTATCAATAACTAATCTATCTTGAATAGTTACATCGAATGGTAAGCAATAAAAGAAATGCGTGCTTTTCTCCTCTACTTTCTTATTACGGGCGTCCTTTGTACCTTGAATGGCATCTAGTACACCTTTAACAGTGTTAATTTCTTTCCATTCTTCATTTGGATAAGGTCCATCATCGTCAGAACCGTCATTACGAAGTACTGAAGCATCTTTACCAAACTTACGAATCAATGATTGAATCATAAGACACGTAACCTCACTTTCAGCCCTTTCGTAATACTAGTAGGGTAATCTCCAATATCATCATAAGTAACAGAATAATTCCCTAACGATTCGCTTTTCTTCCCTTCTCTCTCCTGTTCCTTATACTGATGAACCACCATTTTAGCAATAATACCAGGATAAGCAGGAGCGAATTCAGGTATTGTTCTATTTGTGTACTCAGCAACCATTAACATTGTATCTTCAATACTTATTAATAAGTTCTCATCACTTATATTAGACACTTGTATTTTGACACGTTTTAGGATTTCTACTTTCATATCCATTTACTCACTCGTCTTTGTGGGAGCATTTCTTTTCTTTTTAGCTGTTTCTGGTTTTGGTTCGTCTATTTCTTCATATACAGGGTCGTTTTTACAACGCTTTACATGATCTGCATCCGTCACTTCCCATTTAACATCTGTTTGTGTGTTCAAAAACCAAGGCATACTATCTCTCCTTTCAAAAGAAAGAGGAAAGGCTTACGCCTGTCCCTCTGATTTTTCTGGTGTAGTTGGTGCGATTGTAACTGTAAGTACTGCTAACGCTTCTGGGCGAAGCACACCAGCCCCATAAACCATAAGACCACGAACGCCATCTGCAAATGAATTTTGAAGGCGTTGCGCTTCTGTTTCGTTTAACTGTTTACCATGACCGATACCTGACTTATGAAGAGCAAGAATTTTATATTTACCGGATGTATTGTGAATCTCTTCTGATACAACGATTTGTGAACCATTGATTATTTGTCCTTCTACAATGCCATTTTCTAAAATGACAGGTTGCTTTGTAAAACGGTCATCTTTAGATAGTAATCCGAGAACTTGAGAATTGATGATTGTGAAACGTTCAGTTTTAGGTACCTTTTTCACGTTTAACTTTGTATTGAGATCAACAATGTAGTCGTATGCATTCTTAGGTGATAATTCGATTGCTGCGGAATCTGTACCAATTACATTATCTTTATGGGCACCAGTGTAAAGTCCTAATGTAAATGTATCGACAGTTTCTTGAAGTACTGAACCTGCCTCTTGTGTATGTGGATCAATTAAATCTCCAGCAGCTTGAACAGCATCTACATCATCTACTTTGAACGCAAAATACTTTTTCTGATCCATATTGATTTCTACTTTAGAAGGGTTTGTGTCATCCCATTCAACAGAACCAGAATAGTCTTTTACATTTACTGCACCGACACGATTAAAAATAATTTTGTTACCTTCAATTTTTGCTGGCTTTGTTGTGATTAAATCCGCGATAGAACGCTTGTGGAAATTCGCCATTAAACGAGCTTCCCAAATTGTTGGAATAAAAGTTGCTACTGACATATATTAATTCCTCCTTAATGTTCTTCCATAACAAAAGAGACCGCTAAAATAGCAATCTCTTTGTTCGTTTTATATTTTTTTAACCATACTACTTAATTTTTCTATTACTACTTACCCCAACTGCGCATATCCTTCTGAATTTGTGCCCAGTTCGCATTAATTTCATCCTGACTCATTGAATTTACTTGTTCTCTTGTAAATCCAGTCCCAGTTCCGCCACTAACATGAATTTCTCGGCCCGCAGCTTTAAATCTTTCGACTACTTTTGCTTCTAACGCCGAAGAGAACAAATCATTAAACTTTGATACTCTAGATTTTGTATCCTCTACATCTGAACCAATAACAAAATCTACAAACTTAAGATCTAATCCAATCGTTGATAATCCATCTGCTGCCGCACTTTGCATTTCTTTCTGATGAAGTATTCTTTCCCGCTCTTCAAGCTGTTCCTGAAGTTGCTTCATCTCATACTCAGCTTTTTCTTGAGCGGTCATAGAAGCGGTTTTGTAGTTCTCTAGTTCTTTCTTGGTTGCATTAAGTTCTTTCGAATATTTTGAACGAACTCTATCTTCTGCTGATTGCACCATTTTCTCAATAAATGTTTTTGTTGCATCATCTAATTTCGGCTCTTTCTGTCCATCAATTGGCGCCTCCTCTTTATCGTCTGCAGGTGGCATTTGTTCGGTCGGTGGTGTATCTTCTGCTGGTGGTGTATTAGGATCAGAGAAGAACTGCATACCTTTCAAGCGTAATGGCGCTTTTATTGTTTCTTTAACAAACTTTACTGGCAAATCTTTAACTAAATATTGTTTCATCATTTTTCCTCCTTTGAGTTCCTATGAATACGCCCTGCTTAGTTCGTAATCTATAAGCCCTCAAGTGTTTTATTTTTATTTAACAGAGTCTTTCCACTCTTCATAACTAACTGCTGTAATGACTTCATTCCTGCCTGTTGTCGGGTTTCTGGCCCTCCTCTCAATAAATGGGCTAACTTCCGCTACTTCGGTAATAAAAGTACAGCGGCAGCGTACAACCTCTTTAGCAGGTAAATTGCTGTCGTGTGGATATTCACAACTATAACCACCTACTTTAAATAACCCTTTAAACGGTACTTTCTGATGATCTGCTGCTTGGTGAGTAGGGCGGGTCCGCTTATCTAATGTAGAAATCCAAATCTTCTTCATTGATACACCTTGATCAAAAGCGTGAGAGGCACTGTCATAGGTGCCTAAGTTTTGTACCCTGGCACTTTCTGTCCATGCAACCATCATTGCTTTCTTCGCATCACCATCTAATACAGGCTTAATCCGATTAGCCATTACTGCATATCCTTCGCCTTTTCTAAGACCAATAGATAATTCTCTGCGTATTCGGTTAACTAGCTGTACTCGATGTGTACTTAATCTTTGATTTAGCGTCATCTTATCGATTGGTATTTGTACCGCTCGTTTAATGATGTTTGGGTCCAGAAGACCATATGAAAGGGTTACACTTACTTCTTGCTCAATAAGATAACTCGTATAATAAAAAGACTCCCCGTATTGAGTGGAGAGTTTTTCATTGAGAGTTTTCTTTTTTTCATATGTTATTTCATTAATAACTTGCTGTAGTTCGCTTTGCATGTTTTTATATCGATTGAATCGACGCATTTCCTGCATACTTAACTGCTCATTCACCGCATATTTTGCATAATAAAAAGCCAGTATTCCTCTGACTTCTTCTAAAGCATCTTTATACAGGTAGAGAATCGCCTTTTCCAGTTCGTCCTCTATCTTTTGGAGGTGTTTCTGCTTCTTGTCCCATTCCATCGTTTTCACCGCCTTTATGTACAGTGTCTAAATCGATAGAATCAATCTCTTCTTCCTTCATCTTTTGTAATTCTGCCTTTGGATCAGGAACAACAGATAACATAGATAATCGTGTTTCTTCGCTTATTAAACCTTGTAGTTTAGACTGAGCGTCAGCTTCATCAGATAAGTTGGCTGGAAGATTACGAGTGAATTGGAATGTCATGCAAAGATAATCAAGCTCAGCTTTGTTTGAACGTAAATTCCAAGCGTCGAATAGTAACTTGAATTGTTGTCGCAATGACTTGGTAAACTTCATTTCTAACGTTCCTGATTTCGTTTCTAATGCTAGTAGCTTATAACGAATAGCAACCCCAGTGAGGTTACCACCGAATGATTCATCAGAAAGATTAACATGCTTTGTAAAACGGCATATATTCTTTTCTAATCTATCTAGATGATGTTCCAAGATGTTGTCATTAAGATCCTTAGTTAAAAATGAAGCCTCGCCATTCTCACCTACATCAAGAGCTCCAGTTTGTTTTAACTTCTCGATAGTATCATCATCTATATCAACACCTTTAAAAATCATATAAGCCAAGCGGAACTGCTCAATTTCACTGTTCACATCAGAAAGTGCTCTGTCGTACCCTTCAATAAGCGCAATAGCTTTATCAACATCCCCCTGCAATTCTTCATTGTTAGGAAATCCGATAAGTGGTACACCTTTGTATAAATTAGTGATTCGATTTGTTTCTTTCAGCTTATCTAAATCTTCACCAGTGTACTCAATGATTTGCGTATCATTGTAAAATTCCACTTTATATCCATCTTTAAAGTCATCACCGTCAATTACTTTGATTGGATAGCAGCGGATAGCGTATTTGGGTTCTGCGATGCTTGAATTAGTAAGGAAAATAGCTTCATAAGGTTTGATATTCATAACCTTTTCTTCACCATCTTTATCATGGTAAAGTAGCCTTGCCCCGTATCCACAGATAGAAGCAAATTTACCTGTTTCTGCATCAGCATCTTCAGTATGATTTGCCTTTAAGAAATCTTGGATTCGTTTTAATACTTCCTCATCGTCATGATCTAAGCTATATGAAACAGGTAATCCAAACATATACCCTATCTTTGTATCAATAATTTCAGAGAAGAAGTCATTGTTCAGCTTGTTGTTAACCTTATCCTTATTTCCATCACCTTTAAACTCACGAGTAAAGATAGGTAAGCCTGTCTCACTTGCTTTGTATCGTTCGTACCTATTAATCAATCGTTTTTTTAACGGTTCAAATTCATCAATAATCTTTTTGAGCAACTTGGGTGTAGGCTCCCCATTGTTTTCATCCAGTAACGGAATGTAGTGTTCAAACATCGTCTCACCTCCTTAATAAATTGACTTAACAGCTTTTGCTTTGTTATTAGACATAATTACGGTATTCACAAAGTAACGATCACTATCCATTTGATGGTCATTCTGCTTAATAGGTTTGTCTTCACCGCGCTCCATTGCCTTCTCATCCCATACATAAGAAGAGAACTCACGCAGCGTTTCTTTACAACAATCGCAGAATTTAATTAATTCCGTTGTTAATGCAGTTGCTACATTTCGTATTCCATCTAATACATCGTTCTTTGCTTTTTTTACTTTCCAACCTTTTTGTTTCAGTAAAATAATAAATGAGCTTGCCGATGGGTCTACGATAATACACTTGGTTAGACCGTTTGCAAACTCAACTAAATCATCATAATATTGTTCATCTGACTTTTGTAAATTCTTCTTACGAGCGTCATGATGGTATTCTTTCACCTTATACCAAATGCAACCACATAAGCCCCATAAACCAAAAGCCATAGGGTTTTGTGTACCGTAATCGCAGGATATATAGTACTGTTCGTATTTTCTTGGATGCGACGATACAACATGTTCATCTTCATTAAACATACTATATATTAAACCTTCCGCCATTACCCATAAACCTAATATATAGCGTTGATAGAACACACCACTAAACATGCGTTTAAAGCGGTCTTTCACTTTTTCAGGAAGAGATAAGTTGTCATCCATTGTGAATTTTAAATGGCAAACTAACTTCTCTTTTTTCTTATCGATAAGCTCTGTTTTTACAAAGTGATATGGCGAACCAGGGTTACAGTTCATAAATATCTTTGCACCATCAACAGAACAACGCCCAATCATTTGATCTATAAATGTTTTAGGAAATAGAGCAGCTTCATCTGCTAATGATCCAGCAGCGGTTAAACCTTGTAACGTATCCTGCGAATTCTCCTTATTAGCTCCAAACAAGTAGTACGTATTCCACCCAATTTGCAGATAGTTTTCAGAACGGTTGTAATCATATCGCCAACCCCATGCGGTAAGTATTTGTAGCATAGGGTTGATTACGTTACGTTTTAATGAGCCAATTGATTTACCAGCAATGATAAATGACTCACCTTTAAACTTTTCTTGTGACCATTGCAAGAAGCTACAGATCATCGAAATTGTTTTACCAGAACGAATTGCTCCATCTGCAATAACGATGTCATGATTCTCATATGGCGAACCATCTCGCCACCACCACAATAATTGTAATTGTTTATTTGAAAACGGCTGGAACTTAAACGATTTGGTTTTCCGCTTTTTACTCCTCGCCATCTGCATCACCAAATACTTCTTTCATCTTTTCTGGATCAGGAGCAGTTGCTTGTAAGAAATCTTGAATTGCTTCTGCATTATCATCATCTCCATCACCAGTTAAATTTGCAATTTCAGCATTAGCTTTCTTTATGTTCGCTTTCTGTACTTCCATATGCATCTTGTGACGTTCTTCTTCAATTTTTCGCTTGAAGTTATCAGGCACTAAATCGAAGTACATCGCCAATTTATCAAGTGCTCTCATCTTGTCAGCAAGCTTGATAGACACGCCTTCTTTTCCTTTTTTCACTTCCGCAATGATAGAGCCATCAACCATATCAGATTCATTAAAATCAACATAACTAATGGTTCTCATGACTGATTTTCCGTCTTCATCTTTTACAGGTCCAAACGGTCCCATAACTTCTACATCTCTCTGACCAAAGGTTACGTAATTCGTAATATCAGCAAAAGCAATTTTGATGTACTCATTCAATACATCCATCGCTTCTAAAAATATATTCTCAACCATTTCACCTTTAATCTCTCGAATGTACGATGCTACACGTTCTCTTCTCAGTAACCGGCTACTTGTAACATGTGCGCTACTCTTGGCATAACCGGCTTTCAATGCAGCTTGCGTACCATTGAAATACTTCACGTAATACAAACAAAAGAGCCGTTCTTGTTCCGTCAGCTCTTCATCATCTAGCATCTTTTTTAACTTGGCTTTTGTCTTGGGATTTTTAACATTGGTAACGCTCCTTTTTGCAATAGTAACGTTACCTTTCAATTGCTCATCCCATTTGTCTTGTGATTTCCACTTTCTGATTTGAGATGGCTTTAAGTTCAATTCCTTCGCAATCTCAACAAGCGGCTTCATACCATTGCTTGCTTTGTATATTTTAAATGCTTTATCTCTGTCTGGGCTACGTTGTCTAGCCATAACCACCACCCCGCGGTAATTCCTGAATTATTTCACAGAAAATTCAAAAAATAATTTACAAATATGTCCAAGTTGATATAATAAAATTAACATTGCCATCTGGAAAAGTAATTCGCCCCCATGCGAGTTGCTTTTCCTTTTTTTATGCCTATTGTTTTAAGAATTCATCTACCGTTTTACCAAGCAAGCTAATCATTGCTTCTCTCTTTTGCTTTGGTGTTGTGTTATCTTCCAACTCATTAAAGATTGGAATTGCGTTTTCTAACTTCTGTTTATCGATACGCTCATTTACAAGATCTTGTCCTAACATTGAAATGAATGTACCTATTGCAACCGCTTGTTCTTGTTTAGTTAGTTTCATTTGTCCAACTCCTCCCTATGATAATTCCTAATTTATTCTTGAAATTCTCTAAAACTCGATGTATTATATTTTTGTATTTTCTCAGTTCCCTAATCGAGAATACATCATCACTTCTGAAAAGGACCCGAACTCCAGCGGGTTCTTTTTATTTACTTGAACTCATTTTCGAATTATTGTATTATATTTTCGGGTCTTGCTCCATAAATCATTATCAGGAGAATCTGCAGGTTTGCAGGTTCTTTTTTTATTCCTCTCCTTGTAAATCCGTTTATTTAAATGTAAAATTGTAAATAAGTTCTAACATTTTGAATCGAGGTGAACACAATGAAAAGTTTTGGTATGTTAGTAATCTCCACTGTCTTTTCAGCTCTCCTAGTATTTTATAATGTCAATTCCTTTTATAATAAATTTACATCAGGGAATACATATTACTGGATAAACGGTATCCTAGCTGCTGGATTTCTTATATCCTTAATTATCAACATAAAAGATATCATCAAGAAAAACTACACAACTTCTGAATCGAATTAAGGAGCCTATTACGGTTCCTTTTTCTATGTAAAATAAAAAAGCAGCGTATTCGCTACTTACACAAATCGCTAAATGAATCTTATTTAAAAATATTTCTCATTTATTTGTTACAAACTCCCTTCTGAATTGTATATACCCATGTAAAAACTAAATATAAAGGAGTAGAAACATGAAACTAAAAATCAAGAGACCAAACGGATCTAAATCAGATTTTTACATTTCTCCAGAGTTTATTAGCGCTATTGGAATGTTAGTCACATCTCTTCACCTAGCAGGAATCATTTGATTCTTGCTTTTTCTATTCATTGTGTTCGTTTGTTTTGTAAAATGTTAAATCCAATTGAAACTGCGTCCTTCGAGTTAATAAGTAGTAATTAAAAACATAACAAAAAAGAGTGCGTTTCTTCATCACACTCTTTCAAAAGACTTTACCAATCTCGACGATCATCGTGATTATGATCACGATGATCATGATTACGTCTACGACGACACTCATCACAATCGCAGTCACGTCTACAATGACAGTCGTTAAAATCGTTTCTTCTGCGTCTACGACCGCATCCGCAAAATACTAAATCATCCCAAAATCTATTACAATCTCGAGAATGTCCAAAATTATTATTCCATCCCATAGATATGATTCCCTCCTCTAAAAATAGAATTCATCATATTCTATGATTAAAAGGTAGAAATAGTTTGTTTACTAGTCTATGTTTCAGACTAATAATATTTCAATTTGAAAGTCTATCTCACCCCTTATCTTTCCTTAACAACAAACAAGACGCCACCCAGATCATGTAGCGCCTACGATAATTACTATACACATGTTTGTTCTATCTACATAGTAAAATAAAACACCCATAATGAACACATCATAAGATCAGTAACCCTATTTTCTGTCCGTTGATTATTATGTTTATAGACCTAGATTATGCACATCTATATTCAGTAAGTGCATACCCTATTACATGAATACTACTTTAGGAGTGATTATATTATGAATCCTTTCCCGATGAGGATTGTTGTAGCTCCAACTTCGACTTGGCAACATTTACTTCACCATCCTTCATACGGTATGCAACCTGGGCATATCCCCTTTACTCCTACAATTGCGCCTTCTCCTGTAATATACCAATATCATTATATTTTTCCAGCATTGTATTTCCAAGAGTTTCACGGTACATTTAACATCTAATCTAAATAGAAAAATATCCGTTATCTGTACCATTGATGATCAATTCATGTTATACCTAAAACAGTATTTAAATACGTTTAATGTGTAATTTCTATATAAAAAAGAAAAAACGTCTATTTTGATACTTCTACTTTATTTTCATTAAAAAGTTTGCTACATTTTCCATAATTTATTCTTTCCGCCATGTTAATGCAAAATCCCTCTTTCTTTACTCTTGACACAAATCATTATATTACATTTATGTATGGAGATATAAAAAACATAACCTTTGAAGACCAATTCCTAAAAGGGGATTATTTATACTTCTTATTAAAACTAACATCAAAATACTAAACTTAATAAGAAACACAAAAGCCACGACACTCACGCATCGCGGCTGAATATATACAATTGGTCTTTTCATCCTTATTGCGGATTCTTACCGCCCTTGCCCGTTCTTCGGTAACGTTTTGATAAAGGGGCTATGATCATTAATTATGAGCGCATAGATACGCTATCCCCACACTATTCTTCTTTCAAAGAACAATTAATTGTAGGAATATCATACCGTCGATTTCAATGTAAAAAGGTACCCGTTTTAGTGCCCAAAACAGTGCCCCAAAAGTTCTATTTTTTTATATCATACCTAATGCTGTAGCCAAATTAACGATTCCAGATTTTCGTTTTCTATAAAACTTTCCTCGTTTCATACCAAGAACAGTATAAATATAATCATCATTCAATTCTTTAATGCTCATATACTTCATTTCAAGAATCCTTTGTTCATCCTCATCGAGAGCTTCCTCAAAAGCTCGTTTTAACTGTCTATACTTCAACTCATGTTTGTCCACTTGCTTTAACTCAGGAAACAGCAACTCTGCTCCCAATTCCGTTCTTTCTTGCTGATTTTGGAATCTAACACGTAACACTCTGTATTTCCGCAACTCTTCTATCACGAAAGGGCGGATTTCTTTCTCCTCTACATGCTTGAAAAATGATAATTGGTCCAAGTAAAATCCCCCTCGTCTCAATACTTACATATATAAGGCTAAAACTTTAAATATTTTAGATACATACCTTTATATGTGTATGAAATTAGTTCGTAATCCACAATCGGCTGAAAACCTTTATTTTTTTACGTCTATTATTATGTAATTTACTAGCAGTGATTATTTAGTTTAACACAATCAAACTACATTCTCATTGCATATTTAAGTATTTTCATCAAACATAAAGTATAGTATAGAACTGAAAATAAAAAACAATTAAAGAAAAGAGAATGTCTTTAAAAGTTAATCTTTGGATACTTTTTGACACTCTCTTTTCTTATTTCAAAGCTTTCAAACGCGAAATTTATAAGCGATTATACGAATGTTATACCCGCACTTGCGAATCCTGTAATAGCAGTAGCTATATCGAAACCAGGTGTAGTTGATGAAACCACAAGTAATATCTTATCTTGTGGAGCTACCGCAATTGCTTCTCCAACAATACCACTTGAAGTAGCACCGATAGCAATTAGACCACTAAATGCTGGTGTTAATAGTAATGGTACACCTACTGGAGTGAAAGTATTACTTGCTGCTGGTGCGCTGTACAACTGCATTTGAATTTGTATGCTTCCTAATGCTAAAGCAACCGCTACAGTTACACTAAAGAATCCTGCTAATGAAGTAATTGTACCTGCGCGAGGAGCTACAAATGCAAAATCAAATACTGGAGGTACAGGACCTATAGTAATTGGACCACCAGGTGGGACAATTACAGGGAAGAATGAACTTCCAAATCCAAGTAGTGCTCCTGTGTTTGCCAATCCACCTAAAACAGTTGCTAATGCTACTGGTCCACCTGATGCAAACGGAATAACCGCTCCGCCACCAGTTGCACCTGTTGCTCCTGTTAAGCCTGTTGCTCCTGTTAAACCTGTTGCTCCCGTTGGACCTGTTGCTCCTGTTGGACCTGTCGCTCCTGTTAAGCCTGTTGCTCCTGTTAAGCCTGTTGCTCCTGTTAAACCTGTTGCTCCCGTTGGGCCTGTTGCTCCTGTTAAACCTGTTGCTCCACCAGTACCTGCTGGACCTGTCGCTCCTGTTGGACCAGTTGCTCCTGTTGCTCCCGTTGGACCAGTTGCTCCTGTTGCTCCCGTTGGACCTGCTCCGGTTCCTGCTGGACCTGTTGGACCCGTTGGGCCTGTTGGACCTGTCGCCCCTGGCGTAGCATTGATTAATTGAATTAATAAATTAAAAAGAAGTTGTAAAGTTGCAGAATCAACATTTGAGTTGCAGGATATAGGGATAAGATCTAAAGCGAAGAAGAATTGTGCAAGGGCGCTATAAAATTGTTGCAATAATGTTGACAATTGTCCTAAATTAGGTGCTGGAGATTGTAATAAAACTATAATACTTTGAGTTAATTGTTTCAAAAAATTAACTTCTGGGGAAGGTAATAAGGAATTTAAGAAAGTTAAAAATTGATTAAATAAATCGAGTAACGCTAATCTGTTTGCATTACTTGGATTTGCAAAAAATGCTGAAATAGCTGATACTAATGAGTTTAGTAAAGTAATTAATTGACTTAATTGTTCCCTAGTAATAGGAACTGACTGTGGATTTTTACAACAATCTGCTGAAAAAGAAATCGAATTGCATTTATTATGATCAAAACAATCATTATGTTTCATTTATTTCCTCCTTATTTAATAATTTTGTGAGAATACTCTTATACTAAGAAACACTCAATTGTAATAGCGTTGAATATTTTTAAATATTCATTTTTCTTAGAATAAAAATAGTTACTAATAATTAAACTATAAAAATTCAGTTTAATTACTTTCACAACTCACATAATATAAGTATACGCATCTATTTATCTAGTGCTTAGATTAATTCCCTAATAAAAAAGCATATTTTTAAAGTGATACGTTATTGCTCTTATCAACTTATTCATCTTTTCAATAAACGAAAGGACATATTAATTTATAAGTTCAATAATCCCATTCTAGAGTAATATCAAATGAAGTTTTTTGAAAAAGTTTAATCCTCATAACCTATTTGTTTGTATGATGAGTTTCTAATAATGCATTGTGTTTTCCATTGAGAGCTAATTATTTTGCTTTTGCTGACTAATTTTTATGTTTTTGTAACAATTCATGTTCATCTTACATACATTATCTTGAATCCTTACTTGTCGAGCTATTCATTTGTTCATGACTCACAAACATTGACAATATATGAATGGTGTAAAGATTCATGGAAGAGCACCTTATAATGGTGCTCTTTTTTATTTCAGTACCTTTTATATGAATCTGCATAATTTTTTGATTAATTTTCAATGTACTTTCTTAAAGTCTTAATAACATGATTGATTATTCGATCCGAGAAAAAGTACTTTTCGAAGGCATTTTTCAATACACTAAATATACTTTAAATTTGGATACATACTGTAATACCGTAATTGTCCCATTTGTTGCTAGTGTAAACGGGCAAATTATAAGTTTTTCGATTCCATCAGCGGCTAGTTTTTCTGCAGCAAGATTCTCATTTTCAAGACCTATTCCATAATCCATCTTATCCTTCTCTAACTTTCATGGTTCCTTTTTCTTGTGTTTATAAATCTTCACTTAACGTCCTGTATCCGTTAAAATATCCTTTATACTCACTCTCCTTACAGAATCATGCTATATTTCTCATTACTACTTCCACATCGCACGGAACACTACCAATCATTAATTGTTTAAGTATATTCATATAATGTTATCCCCCTTTAATTTGGTAATTTTATTTTTTCTATCATTGACTAATTTGATGATAGAAATGACTAATAATAAGCCTAAGCCCTCACATATAACGTTTGTAAATCCCGAAAAAAGCTCTAGCCATAAATAACCAACCATCAACTATCTACACTCCATTTCCGTTCGTAATTTATCTCGTAGCCACTTAAACTCTAAATCTTTTTTATCGATTTTAAATTGAATCAATTTTGCCTGTTCCTTCGTATAACATTTACGGAAACCTTTATATAATTTCGAAATTTCTTTCTGCATTTTCAAAACCTCGCTTTCTATTCAAAGGATTATTATGTTTGAATTCTCATAAAACACTTTTTAAATTCCTTAACATTGGAAATAGCTATATAATGAAAAAGACTACATTTTAGGAGTGCTCTAAATGTCCGATATAATTAAACTCTGTATTGTATTAATCGTTACCCTATTTTTAACATTTTCCATAATAGCGGAGTTTCAAAAGCCTCAAAAAGATATGTTTTGGTTCTCAATTGAAGTAATGTTTCTCCTTGCAGGTTTTTTGATACTAAAAGACTATATCGTCAAGCATATAACATAATTCGATGAATAAAACTCAATATTCCGTCGATACTATATACACCCCATTTCGAACCATATTCCATTACCTGAGCAGTTAGCTTTTGCTAACTGCTCTTTTAATTACACATTTTTGTCTTAACACTCATATATTATTGAGAATTAAAAAATCATTTCATGTATAAAGGGAAAGTATTCTTTTTCATTACTCCACTCCCTCTTTAAATACCACTGTTTGAATAAGGTTTTTAAAGAGGGAATACATTTAAAAATCTTGGTTACACTGTAAACAGGCTCGTGAATAGCCAATTTTACTAATACCCACTCTATGTCTATTACCTTGGGCCGAGCAATTAGCAAAAGCTAATTGCTCTTTTATATTGAGTTAATAATAAAATTTAGGTCTTATTCCTTTTCTACATCATATATTTTTAACCTCACCATCCATCTCAAAGTGTTACCTCCTATCTTAAAGAGCACTGATGCATGGTGCTCTTTTTAGTTTCCTTATTTCTACAGAATGAAACTTTTGTTTAGTTTTCTTACCTGCATAATATTTTGATATTTGTTTATACTATAGTTGTAACTTTTTGTTACAACATATATCCGTATCGATTGTAACTTCTAAAATTGTACAACGAAGCAGTTAGCTATTTCGGCTAGCTGCTTTGTTGTTTAAAATGAAGTTTTTGTTTAGTTTTCTACTCAATTACCTCAAATTCGGATGTTTGACAAAACTTTTCATGATAGCATCCACTTTGAACATCATATTCCCCATACTCATCTCGAATTATTGAATGAATTGTTTCAACTTCATCTTGATACATAACCTGATCTCCAACTTTTAAGTCCCCTATTTTTCGTATCGTAGGTTCATCATAAATATCCTTAGTTAACTTCACCATTCCGATGCCTTCTTTCGGCTCAACCGAGTAACCCTTTTCTTGCAAAACTTTAGCGACCTCCTGCATATCTTTCCATGCTGCTGTACCTGGTCCAAAGTTAATAGTCACTGTATTCATTTTCATTCTCCCTTTCGATTCAAATAGCGTTTTTGTTCAAATACTTCACGTCCATAAAAAAAATTACATTTGGTATCACATACTCTTTTTCATTAAGAGTTTTAGTCAGAAGAGCACTTATATATGGTGCTCTTTTTGGTATGGAATTTAAAACAGAGGCTTGCTCTTAAAACCTATTATGTAATTTTCATAGGTTTTTTCCTTACACCCCTGTGTCTGTTTACTCATAAGTTGTTAAAGTATAAATATAAATTGATAGTTAATTTATAAGGGAGGTGTAAAAATGAGTAAATTTAAAAAGCATTGTTGTCACATACCCTTTCCTTTACCTCAAATAGGGCCTACTGGATTAACCGGTGCTACTGGACCTTCGGGACCTTCGGGACCTACTGGAGCTACCGGACCTTCAGGTGGACCTCGGGGACCTACCGGACCTACTGGACCTCAAGGTAACCTGGGACCTACTGGACCTCAAGGTATTTCTGGACCTCAAGGGATTCCTGGGATTTCTGGATCTATTGGTCCAACTGGACCTTCTGGAATTCAAGGTATCCAAGGCATCCAAGGCGTTCCTGGCATTCAAGGCCCTATTGGACCCACTGGAATAACGGGGGTCACTGGAATTCAAGGGATTCCTGGTATTCAAGGGATTCCTGGCATTCAAGGCATTCAAGGGATTCCTGGCCCGACCGGACCTCAAGGGATTCCTGGCATTCCTGGTTCTGTAGGTCCAACTGGACCTTCTGGAGCTGTTGGACCTACCGGCCCTTCCGGGGGACCGCCAGGACCAACGGGCCCGACTGGACCTTCCGGGGGACCACCAGGACCAACCGGAGTGACTGGCCCCACTGGACCAACTGGGTCACCAGGACCAACCGGACTTCAAGGTATCCAAGGTATCCAAGGCATTCCTGGCCCCACTGGACCTCAAGGAAGTCAAGGGATTCAGGGGATTCAAGGTGATCCAGGACCTATTGGTCCTATTGGACCCACTGGAATAACTGGGGCAACTGGAATTCAGGGTATCCAAGGTATTCAAGGTAATCCAGGACTTATTGGACCTATCGGCCCGACTGGCCCAACTGGGCTTCAAGGTATCCAAGGCATCCAAGGCATTCCTGGGCCTACTGGATTACCAGGAACCGCTGGAGCTACCGGACCTACTGGGCCTGCCGGTCTTACAGTATCTGGCTTATCCCAGTATGCTTATGTTTTCAATACAGCAGCTCAAGTTGTTGCCTTAGAAGCACCTATTCTTTTTAATTCACACGGTAGAATCACATCCGGTTTTACTCATACGCTCGGAACTTCTCAAATGACAGTTATTAATGCTGGAGATTATAAAATTTCTTTTTCTGTATCAGGAGTTGAACCTAATCAATTTGCCCTCTTTTTAAATGGGGCTCCCGTTACCAACTCCATTTATGGATCAGGTGCAGGTACTCAACAAAACAATGGGCAAACAATTCTCACTTTAGCAGCAGGTGATATTATTACCCTTAATAATCATACTTCCGCTGCTGCGGTTACTTTGCAGACTTTGGCGGGTGGAACACAAACAAATATAAATGCTTCGATTGTAATTGAAAAATTAAATTAATTTAATCATTTATTTCTTGAAACTCTGCCAGTAAATAACCTGGGATGGATTCTTTTTTCAACAAGCAGTTAGCTTTTGCTAGCTGCTCTTCTATTTTGTTCCTACTCCTATTTCCTAAAAAATCTTTACTTTATTCCTCCTTGAATAAAATCAATAATTCAGCATATAATATCTATGCATCTAGATTATTACCTTTGTATCGAGCAGTTAGACTGGGCTAACTGCTCTTTTATTTGTGACAAAATGAAATTTTTATTAAGTTTTCTATTAATAATGTGTATTGATTTCTTTTCTAAATTAATTTAGAGATAAATAGTTCATTGGTGAACTATTCTATGTTAAACTAAATTAAAAAAGAAAAGGGACGATTATTATGAGTTTAAAAAATCAAAGTTTCAAACAAGCAGGAGAAGTTGTCCAATCATTTGTAACAATAAACAAAGAAATTATAAAGTTCACACATCAAAACGCCTCCAGTTTAGGATTAACAGTACAACAAATGGGTATCTTAAATACAATTTATGCACTCCCTAATGTTACTCTTAAAGAGATTTCAGAACGTCTTTCAGTTCCTAAAAGTACAGTGAGTGTGAATGTAGATGAATTAGTTAATCTACAGCTCATCGAGCGAAAACAATCAGATGAAGATCGTAGAGAAATAAAATTAAAGGTAACAAACCAAGGACAAGAAGCATCGAAAAAATCCATTGAAAACTCTACTTCCTACAAGGCAATGGAATTAGCACTACAACAACTTCAAGAAGATGATGTTCAAACATTATTGCGTATTCATAAAGATTTATTAATCTCTCTACAGCAATTTCGTTAATTGATGTAAACCATTTTAAACACAAATTCTAATTCTTATTTTTCAAAGAACTGAGCAGTTAGATTTCACTAGCTGTTCTTTTATTTAAAATAGCGTTTTTATTAAGAAATTAGTCATTCCAACTAAAACGGATGTAATGTTCGTAATAAGATCCACCTAAAATGTTTTTCTTTTCTTCTACCTTAAATTCAACTTTCACACCATCCATTAATTCTTGTAACTTTTCCGTGAATGGTTTTGAGTGCAGAATATGCTTGTCTGGATTTTCCTTATGAATTTGATATCTATAACCTGAATATCCAATTGCAGCACTTTCGATTATTACGTATTCCATTTCCTCTGCAAATTCCAATACCTTTTCATCAATGACTTTTTCTTGGAGTTCTTTCAAATTCCCCACTAAGGACATTTCCATTCTCCTTTCTCTCAAATAACGATTTTGTTTTAAATCCTCACATTCCTAAAAAAAATACATACAGTATCATGAGGTATTCTTTTTTATTTTTCTTAAGGAACGCTTTAAAAAGCGCACTTTAGTTTTTAAATAAAGATTTTGTTTTACTTTTGCTAGCTACCCTTCCCTTGTATAAATGCACCTTTTTTTACATACGCTATTAAAATCCAAATAACCCTCTTTTAGGACGGCACTAATATGAACAAGACATTAAAATACATTTTAATCTTCTTTTGTGCGGTATTTTATATTGTAATTATGGGCTCGATTGTCTATCTAAACTTTGTTTAAGAGCATTTAATTTCTCCAAGTAAGAAATTAATCTAAGATCGAACATAAGTATTTATAATTAGGCATAAGGAGCACTCTACAAGGCGCTCTTTAACTTTAAAATAAGTTTTTGTTTAGTTTCCATTAACCATTTTGATTCATTTGCATACAGTATTATCACAAGGAATTTCACAGGTTGCTCTGGTCCAGTTACCTTGAATTTCTTGCAGACCTTGTGGGAAGAATCCGTTTGTAACGAACGGATTCTTTTATTTGGAGTTATAAAGTAACTATTTTATTAAAAATTTTCACCTTTTAACTGGACAAGCATATATTGGTGTATGAAGGCATCCACTTATAGAAATCTACCTTTCTTGTCAAAGAGCATGCTTATATGCGTGCTCTTTTACCGTTGTTATGAAATATAGAGACTTCACATACATTAGAAACGTACATACAATAACCATGATCATCTCATTATGAATCATTTTCGATAAACTCCTTAGTCGTAGAAGGCCTTTCTTCCAAGGCGTTCTTTAATTTTCAAATAAGGATTTTGTTAAAGAACTGAATAAAATTCAATATTCTGCCAATACTAATCGCAATACAATCTGCTTCTTACCCAGATTGTATCGAATGGAGCAGCTAATGCAATTAACCGCTCCATTTTAATTTTCATTACATAAACCTAATATTTTTGTCCATACTATACAAAACTCACGAAATATTTATACTCCTTAAATTCGTGGATGTAATGTTCTTATAGCAGTTGGCCTTTGCTAGCTGCTTTTTTATATTGCATTAATATTAAGATTAGGTTCTTATTTCTTTTCTACATCATATAATTTCAACCTAAACATCCAGCTCAAAGTGTTACCTCCTATCTTAAAGAGCACTTATGCATGGTGCTCTTTTTTATTTTTTTTTTCATTTCTGAATAACATTTTTAACCCTGTTCATACTATTTTTGTAACTTAAAGTTACAAACTATTTCTGTAAGCGTAGCGTTTCCTTTTTTACAACAAGCAGTTAGTTTTGTTAACTAGCTGCTTTGTTGTGTAAAAGAAAGATTTTGTTTTAAATTTACACATATCTAAAAAACATACATATAATATCTTGGGTATCCTTTTTCAATATTAATTTTGGTCAGAGAGCACTTTGAAAAGTGCTCTTTTAATGTATTGCAATGTATCACGTTTTACATACCATAAACATAGACTACAATGAGCACGCAAGACATAATTTTTATATAATCGTGTACATTTTTTGTACACGGTTTTTTTATTAAATAAGAGTTTTGTTTAAAATTCATCAACCTTATTGATTCCTTTGCATACATTATTATCACAAGGAAGTTCACAGGTTTCTCTAGTTCAGTTACCTTGAATTTCTTGCACACCTTGTGGGAATAACCCGTTTTAAATAGCGGGTTATTTTATTATGTTTCCTAACTTACAGTAATGTCCTTAAAAAACGTTCATATATATTTATCAGATGCACTTTGAAATCCCAGAGTACCAAATACTTTTAAGAGTTGACTGACCAACAATATTCGACTTATCTTTAAAAACTTATTAAAAATCACTTAGATACAAAAAAGCTACGTTTTATATAGGATAAAAAATTATCTTACACAAAGGAGCTTGATTATTTGTGAATTACCAAAATGATAACAACTCTAACATTCACAAACCTTGCACTTGTCCATCTCCCACGGCTAACAGTTTAAATGTTGTTCAAACTACCCCATCAATAGTCTCTGTAAATTCTGCGATTCCACTAGATACCGTGGTAAATTCTAATGGTACGGCAATCTCATTCACACCACCAACAACTGTTTTACTTGAAGGTGGAAGAACCTATTTGGCAATCTATGAAGTGCAGGTTATTATTCAGCCAGGAGGTAGTTCTGCAGGTATCACTATGTATCTTAATAATAATGCACTCATTGGCTCTGGTACTTCTCTGGGATATACTGCAGGATTCACTTCTGTATCAGCACCCGCTATTTTCACTACACCTTCAGGTATAACAAGTACTCTTACTGTTAATGTAGGACCATATTCTAATACATTAAATACGTTAGGCTTAACTCTTGCTGTTGTAGCATTAACATAATAAAATCTAAAACTCTCTAAAATAAATTTCTTTGTTCTTTAACTGCGGTTTTGGGTTAGCCCCTAAGAACTCGCTATAACTACATATAAAAAAGAATAATATCTGGATCGATAGTACTGGGTGACTCGGCTGACACAATTACTGAGTCACCTATTTTTCTATGAAACATATATAAGATAAATTACTGCTACATTTTCACTTGATATGAGTCTTAGTCAAAGAGCACTTTCTCGGGCGCTCTTTTTCTGTTCAAATAAGAATTTTGTTTAATTTCCATTAACCTTTTTAATTTCTTTGAATACATTATTATCGCAAGGAATTCCATAGAGTACTCTCGTCCAGTCACCTTGAATTTCTTGCAGACCTTGTGTGAAGAATCCGTTTATAACAAACGGGTTCTTTTATTTTGGGTTATAAAATAACTAGTTTGTTAAATTTCTCAATTCACAAAGTACTAACTTTTTAAAATGAATTCATATACATTTATTGAATACATATAAAGTTCATATAAAACCAAATAATTTAGGAGCTGATCAGTATGACAAGTAAACCACTAGTAATAACGCTTCCTCCTATATCAAAAACCAAAATTACTTTTTATTCTTCTTCTGGTAAAGTAATTAACCACACTTTTTTTACAAATGAGACTTCAGAATCTATAGCAACGTTTGCATTTTGTCCTATAGACTTTGAAAGATTTGAAACTAAAAGAATGCCCGTCCTTATTAAATAATTTTTCATTGTCATTTACGAATAATCTTTTTTACATTACACATACTACAGCTGAGCGCTCTCTCCCTGGGCTTCGCTCTTTCAAAACGGAAGGCACTCCTCCGTGCAGTGTATGAACATAGCTGGCAATCTAGTCAGTTGCTTGCTATGTTTGTTTATAGGTGTAAAGGTTCTTGTACAAAATAACGTTTTTTTTTATGAAAATCAATTAACTATAATTTGAAAAACCGGAAACATTTACTCAATGTTTTTTCTGAATACTCGTGCTATTATTTATGTGCTGATGTTCACCATCCCAAGAACTCAGTAATTTCATCCACAGACTTCACTCTCACCCTTTTGAGAGTGGAGTCTTTATTTATAAAGGTTATCCTCAATATTTATTAATACAAAATTCAAATTCGATCTCTATCAAAATCTTCAATACCATGTAAAGTTTACGTAAAGATTACTATGATTCAGCTTATCTACCTAAGAAACGTTATATAATGAATTGGCAAACACCTGGTTTGCGCACAAGTACCTTTCTGTACGACATAACTCTTTTGCTAGGAGAAATCCTAGCCTTTTTCTTTGCAAAAGACCCTCTATCCCCTGAATAAAACTCAATATTCCGTCAATACTATAGACAACCCATTTCAAACCATATTCCATTACCCGAGCAGTTAGCTTTTGCTAGCTGCTCTTATTTTCTGTAATTGGTTTCATTTACCTGATGTTTTCAACGTAATATTACGTTACGATATAAAAGGATAAAATATATTTGGCTGTTATACCATTACCCTAGGGAACTAGGTTTTTTTTACACAAAATGAAATTTTTATTAGATTATTTTCACATAACATTTTCAACTCTGTTCATACTATAGTTGTAATTCGCAATTACATTTGCTAAGGCACCGTTTTCTTTTCTTACCAGGACAGCTAGCTAATCATGCTAGCTGTTTTATTGTATAAAATGAAGTTTTTATTTATTTTTTCACAATTACATAACATGTAACATATAATGTAAAAAACTCATAGGCATTTTTACCTTTCTAAAGAGCACTTATATGGTGCTCTTTTTATTTTCTACTCAAATAGCGTTTTTGTTTAGCTTCACTCTAAAAGTAAAATTGTCATTTTTTCATTCAACCAAGTTCATAACATATTCTTTTCCCTCGATAAAATAATGATTAGGTGTCCCATGCGCATTTTATCTACTGGAAATAATACCTTTCACGTACTTACGTATTAGAAACTTCATTTCTGCTTCTTCTGCAATAGCAATTTTGTTCACTTTTTTGATACATTTATGAAACATTCACATGTTATCTTCAATATGTTCTATTCTTTTTGAAAAACCATGTGAGAATACCAAAACAAGAAGCCCTAGAGCCCTAACTCTAGGGCTTCTTGTTTTCAAATAAGGATTCATTAACCTTATTGGTTCCTTTGCATACAGTATTACCACAAGGAATTCCACGGGTTACTCTGGTCAAGTTACCTTGAATTTCTTGTACACCTTGTGGGAAGAATCCGTTTATAACAAACGGGTTCTTTTATTTTTTCGTCATAAAATAACTATTTTGTTATATTCCTTGCACTTTTAAATGAGACAAGCATATGTTGTAGTATAGTGTTTCATCACTTATTTACACTTCCTTTTTTTCAAGAGTACATATTCGATATGTACTCTTTTTTCATTCTCCTATACGGATAATCTTTTTTTACATTACACATACTATCCTCAAGTCAACTTCCCATGACTACACTCTTTAAAAACGGAGCTTTGCACCTTTAAATAAGGAAAGCATTCTACTTTCCATACGGCTTATGCTTGAGTGCTAGAAGAAATCCTAGCCTTTTTTTATTTCTCTCATTTTAGTTGGACCTTTCCATTTCCCTTCACGTTCCCACTTCTTCTTGAGCTTTCCAACGTAAGTAAAACTGCGTTCATACATAATGCTGATTTCCGTATCTGGAATACCTTGTATATTCAAACCTCTTACAATTTCAGGGGTTAATCCAATTGGCGTTCTCTTTCTCGGTCCACCGTTCTTTTTCGGCTGTGTATCCAAGTATCTACCCAACTGGCGTAATTCTTCACCAGTCGGGCATGCTTTACACTCATTAACACTAAAACTTTCGTTGGATGAACGATTATAATAACAACGTCTACATTTCTGTTCGATAATGTCACCAATTTGGTATGTGAGCTCTTTTCGTTCTTCTTTTGTCAGTTTCATAGCATCCACCTACAAGACTGCTTTGAGCGCTAAACCGAGCGCTTGTGATCTGCCTTGTAACTCAAGGCGATGTTCACGTTCTTTCGCAGCTGTCTCTTCTGCGGCACGTACATTGATATGCATTTTTTGAAGGTCATGCCCCAATTCATGATTCTTTTCCGTAATCGTATTAAACTCGTTAAGTAATGTGTTGTAATCTTCATCACGATATTGTAGCTGCTCTTGTGATAGCTTTAGTGCATCTTCTGCTTCCAAGCGTGCTTTCGTTTCTGCAATCAGATCTTGAGCTAGTTTTTCTTTTATATTTTTTAATTCTTCGTATATTTCCGTTACTTCACTCAACTCTTTTAGAAGTACATCTTTTTCATCAAAAATGTTATTTAATTGCTCTTTCCAAGAAACATCTAGGGTTTCTACTTTCTCGATATGCTCAATAACTACAGGTTTTAATTCTGGTGGTTCAGATTTCGCTTTTTCTTTGTTTTGAGGCTGTAGTAATGGTTTTGTACCCTGAGCTTTCTTAGGTGTACCTACACGCTTATCAGGCGTTGCATTTGCCTCCCGTCTTTTTGCAACGTGATAATATAAATTCCCTTCTGTTACTCCGAACTCTGCTCCGATTTTCCCCCAAGTCCATTTCTTTTCATCAGAAGCACGTAATTTTTCAGCAGTTACACAAATTTGATCCCAGTTTTTTTGTTCAGCCATATGTTCCGTTCTCCCCTCGAGTAGACTCTCCCCTAAGCTTTTTAGATTTTTACCGATTTCACAGTTCTCTGAACACCAACGCGCTATTTCATAATTGTTTCCAATCGATTTTGGAACAGTTTTACACGCTTTACAGTGTTCATCTTGTAAATTTAGAATCTTCAGTCGGATATGACGTTTCTCAGCTTTGCTCAATCCATCACCCCATATGAGATTGAAAGGTAGGTAGTACAACGAAATTGCTATACTACCAACCTGTATTTATTAGTCTTCTAATGTTTCATCAAAAGGCTTGTCCTCATCAGAGACTTCAAATCCATCAGAAGATTCCGATTCTTCCACTTGTACTGGCTCTTCTTCCGTGACAACCATTTCTTCTGTCTCTGTTTCTTCCTTCGGTTTGTCTTCTGCTTTTGGCTGCTCTGCTACATCTGGCTGTTTCTCTTTCCATTCGTGCCATTTAATTGCCATTGGTGCGATACGAGCGCGGTAATCATCTATCATTTCAATCAGCTTCACATTAGAAAATTTCAGCTCATTTGCTAATTTTAGATAAGACTCTCCTTCGAGTTTTCGTTTTACGATGTAAGCAAAATCATGCGGTAAATCATCTAAACCTGGAGCGAGCCCGCTGATGATAAACGCATCTACAATTTCACGATCCGCTTGCTCTTTCTCTTCACGAGTTGGAATTTTCTCTTCTGGAATATCGAAATCAGCTTCTAACTGTTCAAATGATGCCTTTACTTCTTTCACAAACCCATTGTCATCAACCTCATACTGCGTTACTGGTTCGTTCGTTTTTGCGTTAACAGTAACGTTGAAATTAACCTGCATGGATTCCAGCGAGATAAATACTTTTGTATCGATCATTTCGGAAAGTACATCTAACTTACCGCGCAATGATGAATCCGTTACTTCCAAAACAATTTCTTTCTTCCCATCAGGTTTAAGATTTACTTTCTTTAAAGTTGGTTTGAATTCGATATATGACATATGATCCGCTCCCTTTATTTAGCCTTTTTTAGTTTTTTCTCTTCACGTTTTAATTTGTTGTACTCATCTAGTGTGATGAATCCGCCATATTTGATAACATGCTTTAAAAGAATGAGTTGTAAGTGTGGATATTTATATTCGAACATCTTCTTTTTCACCGCGAATGTTTCGGTAACCATGCCCTTTATATCAACGACTTCCACATCACCATTCGGCAAATAGACCATGAAGTCTGCACTATATGTAATTGCCTTAAATTTTTTACCGTTCTTTGCAAACGCTGGTTGCAAGGTAAATCTTGGTTGTAATTCAAAGCTGGTAATTTCACCTGCAGCTTGCCGTATTTTTAATCCGGAGTAATAATCGGATTCTGCTTTGCTATGAAAAATGATGCCATCTACCTCTACTTTTTTTGCGTTATACTTATTCAAGTTTCTTCCCCCTTTGGGATGGCGAAATTAACTTTTCTCCACGGATTCCTTTATGATATCGATATTTCAAACAACCATAGCTGACATCATATTTCTCTGCTGCATCCATCAAATTCAAATGTTCTCCGTGAATCCATACAAATATCGAATCCCTTTTATTTCGATCTTGCTGTTTTCTAGTAACCCACCTACAATTTTCAGGTTCATAATTCCCATTCGGGTCAATTCGATCAATACTCAACGGTTCTTTGTATCCATTTTCGTCAGCCCATTTTTTGAAAACGACAAAATCATACCACTCATCACAAACTTTTATCCCACGTTCACCGTAGTACTTATAGTTTGTTGAATTTGGATTATTACAGCGTTGCAGCATATCAGCCCATTTTTTGTATAGCTTTGTGCAACTGCTGGAATGCTTTGTTACCTTCTCCAACCATAGACACCCACACGATTGATTGTCACCTGTCCTAAGTCCAGCAATATCCACTTCAACTTTCTTTCCGCAATCACACTCACAAAGAAATATTTTTCTTTTTGAATTATTTCTTTTCTCTGTATCTTCTAATACGACCAATCTTCCAAAACGCTTTCCTACAGAAACTTTCTTATTATTGTACTCACTCATAACTTTTCTCTTTCGCTTCACTAATTAACTGAGTGATTTCATATACAGCATTTTGTGCACATTCCATGTTTCTTCACCCCTTGAATATTTTTCAAAAATCAATACATACTATTTTCAAGCCGCTTAATCCACGGCTGGTACTTCCTTCTTTTACAGTAAGAGGCAGATTGGTTCATCACTTTTCTAATTCTTACTGTATATTTTTAAAAATATCGAAAATAATACAAACAAGCTGTTTGAACTAGCAGCTTCACTCTTCTCGCAATGGGAATGCAATTTATCACAATTAGCTAACTCATTCGACTAACTGGCAGACAACCGAAAATGTTGTCTGCTTTTTGTATGGAATTTTTCATTTTACATATACTACTTTTGAGCCTGTTGCCAATGCAAGCCATTTGGTGTTTTGAATTCCGACTAAGCTTTTTGTTGCATAGATTATTACATCTTTGACAACACTGTTTTAAAGCGCGTTTTCTGGTTATTCGTAGTTCTAATCCAGAATAATTTTTCTCCTATAAAGGACGGCAGGTACGACTGCTCGTCCTTTTTTACTTATACCGCATACTCTCCCTTCTGATAATTTCGAACCACATTGCCCTCATCATCGTAGTAAGCAATTTCCCAATAAGGATGGCAGTTGTGCTTTTCAATTTCTCCATCGAACAAAACGAACAGATTAGTTTTCCAGTTCCCAACGATCGTACCCCACATGCCAGCTACGTTTACTCGCATACCCATGTAAGCAAAATGTAGGTTTCTAAAGTTTTGCATTTTCTTAAACACTTGTTCTGTGCTGTACATCCGCTTGATATCAAAAACCCCTTCGTTCTCACACTTTACAAACTTCATGAATTCAGCCATTGGCATCGTTAGAAGCTTTGTTCTGAACTTTTGCCAGTACAGAAATCTTGCCTTTCCTTCAGTTTCCGCTACCACATATTCTTCATTCGGCCATTGTTCGAAAATGGTAGTGAGTTTGAATTTGTAAAGAACCACCATCCTTTCACCTCCCCCTTAATTTGCAATCAACTGGTGGAACAGTTCTTTATTTCTTGTGTCTAGTGCATGATTAATAAGTTGGTATTTTATTAACTTTTCAATTTCATCATGATCTTCTCCGTCGATATGCGTTTCAAGCGAGCACTCATCATCTTCAAGTACTTCCATGTACAAAGATTCCTTGTATTTACCTTTAAAATTGATTTGAATATATATCGGTGCATCATTCACATTGAAATGATGATATGCTGACATCCCATCTGTGACAGTTAAATTCGGTTTATAAAACGCGAACAGTTTGCCTTCTGCAAAATGTGCTGAAATTTCAATTCCATACGGATACTTCTTTGCATTTTCAACAAAGTGGATTCTAGTTACAAACCTTAAATGTTTATGAAATGTGTAGATAAATGGAAAGCCCTCGTGTCTTCTGGGCAAGATATGGTTTAAAACAAATTGCATAAACTCACGCTTTTTCTCAACCGACACGTTGCTCATGCAGTAACCCCCTTTTCCATCCTTCAAATTTTTGTATCCAAGCATCCCAATGTTCTTGGTATGAAGCTTCCTGCTGCTTTGCTACCTCACAATTACAACCTTCAATCGTTATCATCCCAGGATAAATTTCTTTATGAACTACGCCAGTGTTACTGCATGTCATGCACATTTTCTTCACTCCTTCTCGCGATAATCTTCGCCTTCTACAGCGATTAAGTAATGTTTACTCATTCCAAACAAACGACTCTTTGCTGCATAACCAATCTTTTCAGGCAATGTTTCATCATCTTCATTAGAGCTGTATAAAATCGGTAAATTATGTCGATACCGATAATCAATAATTTGATAGTAGAGGTTCTCTTTCGCTTCTGACCATTTTGACTTCCCTAAGTCATCCCAGATGAGGACCTCTACTTGTTTTGCGTGGTTTAACAATCGGTTAAATTCTTTCTTATCATCGTTCATCATCTTGGCTGCAATGAGATCATCCATGAAAGTTCCGTCTGAAATAAGCAGTACGCTATACCCTCGTTTCATGAGATACTTTGATGCAGCTACTTGAAGATGTGTTTTACCAAGTCCGAAACTGTTATGTTCTCTCTTGGCTTGCGCTCGCTTTGCTGGCTCTAATTGCTTAATTCGTAACTCTCCAAATGTTGCGATGAAGCCCAGGCTATTTTGTTTTATTCCCTTAATTTCATTAAAGTTCTGTAGGTATTTACCCATTGTGCTATACAAAAGCTTTTGTTCTTCTGTTTCTCTTTTGTACGAATCAAACCGAGCATCTGTAAATTCTTCTGGAATCATCGCCTTTTTCAATCTGCGTTCCATTACTCGTTGCGCTTTGCATTCACAATCTTTTTGCATAGACACTCTCATACCGAATTGATTAACTTCTTCGTAAAAAATCACTTCTGAATCCTGACATTTTAAACATCTATACTCGTTTGATGTAGTTGGGTCTATTGCGTTCTCTGCTTGCAATTTCTTCCTCGTAGCTTCTGCCCGTACTAAAACCTTTGCCAGCGCGTCCCCTACGTGTTGCATTCTCTACACCACCTCTTTGATTTTTATAATCCTCATCAAGCTTGATTACATCTGCCAATGTTTTCACGTTGCTTTTTTGCCAGTTGAATAAAATACCGCTAATGTATTTCCATCGTTTCGCGTTCTGATCAACCGCCCTATCAACAGCTTCCATAATGATTTGGCTACCTAATACATCACTAAACTCTCCCAAATCCTGCATTGCCGTTTCACTTAATGGAATGTTGTTCTGTAAAAGGTAGTTATAACTTTTTTGAAATTCTTCATCTATCAAAGAATGCTTATCTACATCATCATTAGTTAGTTTAGTACTTGGTATATCAGTACTTAGTAAATCATTAGTATTTAGTAGTGGCAGTTTTTCCATCGACTGGTTTTCCATACGCATGGTTTTCCAGTCAGTGGTTTTTCCACTAGACGGTTTTTCCAGTGGGTGGTTTTCTCCCTCTATGGTTGGCACTTCATATACAGTAGTTTCCCAATGCGAGATTTTTCCTGTTGCTGGATCTTGTACTGGATAGCGTTTTAAATAACCAGCCTTTTTTAACTCTTTTAAAGTATTTGCTGTCGTTTCTTTTCCGTCTTTAGCATGTTGACTTAACTCTGTTGCATGAAAGGTCCAATCATCTGGCAAAGAAAGCATGTATGCTAATAATCCTTTTGCTCGCCAACTCAGATTTTCATCACGTAAAGGCGTGTTGTGTATCACCGAGTAATTTGTATCTTTCTTAACTCGAAAGATGCCCATCTTATAACCCCCTAGTGCAAATCGCGATGTAAGACTCATTTTCCTGAATGACTTTTTCTATCCGATAACCTGGATAACCAGTTTGTATATAACGTGCAATCGACTGTTTTAAATCATCTTTTGATTGTGCTCTCTCCCACAATTTGCGAGAGAGAAGCACCTTTGACTTGTTACTCACCTTCAATCACGAAATCACCTTGTCCGTCTCCTTCGGTTTGTTGTTCCACTTCAATTGGATCAGCTTCAATGAATTCTGGTTCTTCCGTAATATCTTTTCGAACCACTTCGTCCTGCTGCGCTTGTGACTGCACTTCAATGCTAATTGGCAAGTATTTAAACATGTAACGAACCACTGTTTTCTTCGCCATTTCCTCATAATCTGTTTTCCACGGGCTATAGTTCGAATTTGCTGAAGCTGAACGCCCTCTTCTTTTTTCAATTTCACTCTTTGGCATAAATTCCATTTGATGCCCACCATCTTTGAAATGTGCGACTGCATACGCTCCAATAAACTCACCACGATCACCAAATGACGGTTTGTGCTTCAGTTGAGGGTGTAAACCTAACTCGTATTCAAACTCATCATTTTCATACACTGCATGTGCATAGATGCTTTGAATGTGACCAGAACGTCTTGCTAGATCAATCATACCTTTATATCCGATAATGAAAGTCGCTTCACTCTTATATGGTAAGATGTAGCAATGCCCTAACAATCCTGGCTCCAACCCTAATTGTACGGCTGACATGACGGCCCCCATCAACGACGGCACGCTGCATTCAAGCAATTTAGGATTTGTACGAATTGTTGTAAGAGCAATCCGACTCATACGGTCCATATCCATATGCTTTGGTAATACCTCAGCCATTTTAGGACCCATTTTCTTCATATACGCTTCGACTGTTTGTTCAGGTGTTACTGGTGCGCTTGCCTTACGATTTGCTAATTGATTTTTTACATCTTTATTAGTTGCCATTGTTTATTTCCTCCCTTATTTAACCGTGAATTTTCTTGATTTAGATTCTTTAACATACTGCTTATACAAATCAGGGTGATCTGCTTTAAATCGCTTACTATCAAAACGATTTGTTGTATATGACTTCCAATAAACCTTGTAGTTCTCAGTTCCACCAGCTTCATTTGTACCGAGTTTTGCTTTAATTTTGTTTTCGTACTCTGCTTTCTGCTCTTCCAGCACTTTAATCTCTCTATCCACTTGATCACGAGCTTCAATGAGAAGTTCTTCTTGCTTGCCTAAACTTACAAAGCTATCTGCAATAGATTCTGGATATAAGTGTTTTAATAGTTCTGTTGATGCATCCGAACCATCAAACATAGGCGGCTCGTTCTTCTCAATATTGTTGAGCCAAAAGTCTTTTTCAATATCGATAAGGTACTGGATCAATTCCTCATCGCGTTCGATTTTTTTATGAACAAATTTGTTGCCACCGATGAGTACCGCAATCCACCATGCTTCATAGCCAGTTACGGCCATATAATGTTGACACTGTAAGAGATAAGCAGCTGGAACTTCCTCATCTTCCCACTCTTTTTTTAAATATTCCGACGACGTTTTACATTCAAGTCCAACTTTTTCACCAACAATTAATCGATCCACATTCGCTAACATCCACGGATATTCAAGGTGTTGAAGAATGGCATTTCTGCGTTGAACCTTTAAATCTGTGCGTTTTGCAAATTCTTTTGCCACTACTTCTTCTAAAACGTTGCCGAAGTATGCAGCTTCATTTTGTATATCTTCCTTTTCAATCGCTTGTGTTTTTTCAAGGAATACTTGCACTGCTGATTTCCATTTATTTAAACCTGCTATTGCAGAAACATCTGAGCCGCCAATACCTTGTGTACGTGCTTGCAACCACTGATCGTGGTCCATATTGAGTGTATTTACCAATACTTTTGCTTGCATGTTCTATTCACTCGCTTTCTGTGATATACTAGCCCTAACTTATCTTTTTAAAGGGACCTCCTGCTGCTACAGGTGGTCTTTTTTATGCATATCTCCAAATAAAGCCTTTGGATGTTCTTCTCTTCCCTTTACATACATTCGCTATGTGAACAGGGCTGATACCGATAAATCTCGCTGCAGCCTTTGTTGATTTAAATTTCCTAAGTACTTGAAGCGTATGTTGATCTATTTGCTCGACAGGTTTGGATGTCTTTGACTTTAGATCTTTCGCATAATCTTTCGGCAATAAATACTTATAAGCATGCTTCATGTTCTCTGAATTTGTAACCCATTCCAAATTGGAAATTGTGTTATTACTTCTATTTCCGTCCTTATGATTCACGTGGCTTTTTCCATCTGGATTTTCAATAAAAGCTTCTGCAACCAATCTGTGAACATAGAATTTTTGAGCTTTCCCATTAAGATGCAATTGCACCTTTTTATAGCCTTGACTACAAAATTGCTTGCGGTACTTCTCTTTTTTGAACTTGATTGACTTTACATTTCCTGTGCTTGAAATTTCGTAATGCCCCTCGTAACCTGTTACAGACTTCCAGGTTTCTTTCATGTCATAACCACCTCTTATTCCCTTGCGGTTTTCTTCTCAAATCCAAGCTGCGTAATCATGTAATCCATGATGTTATCCTTTAGGACCACTTCGCCATCTGGTGCGATTAAAAACTCATCACCTGGCAGAATTTCATTACCTAATGCATCTTCAACTGGATAGTCTATCATCTGTTCTTGCGGATCTGCTTTACCGTAGCCGTTGTGCATCGCCATCGGGTTATCTAGCATCGTGCTCACCTCCTTTAATGTAAGATTTTCCTCCTTTCTGTCGAATTAGTTAGACGAAAGGAGGTGTTTGTATGAAACCAAATACTATAAATATTCGCGTTGATTTAGATGATATTTTCAAACTATCTCATCATGAAATTGTTGACCGTGTTTTAAAATACGTCCATGAACAATCGCGCCAGTATAATGATTTAACTCCAGAGAGCAGTCTAGAAATGGTTATAAAAGAAGCGACAAAAGCTTACGAAGATAACTTAAGAAAACATATGCATGAACGATATAGTGCTACTATTTCTGGTCAAGTTGAAGTACAACGTTAGATTCACAAATTTGCTTATTATTTAATAGAATTTTCACTTCTACAACAGTCTCTGTTACCGCAGGGGCTGGAATTACTTTGGTTTTGTTGTTCATTTCCATTTAAATCACCTCCTTGCAAAGAGTAATGCAATGTGCTTTTTCTACCACACTTGCATCAACGCCCTGACTTCTTAACCGTCGGATAATTCCTAAGATGTTTTTACGATCCCTTTCACGTTCCACATCGTGCTTTTCTTTCGCTCGATACAGTGCTGCAAGTTCTCGTCTAGCTAACCTTGCTTCCTTAATCCATGTACAAAGTGCAATTGGATCCTGTTGCTTTAATGCTTCGATTTGCATTTGATTACAATATTTTAAGAACTCATCTAACACCTGTTTCTTTTGCATGTCCTTTTGTAAAACTGGTGCTGTTATGCTCATACTGTTTTCTCCTTTCGTAACTGTTCATTTTCTTGCTTTAGCTGTTCGTTCTCGTTGATAAGCTTTTCAAATGTATCTAATAGCGCTACGCCACCCACGAATGAAACGATAACCACCGCTGTAACCAAAAGGCTGAATGTACTTTCAACCAACGTTTGGTTCCTCCTTTTGGGCTTCTAGCCATGCTTCCAAATCTTTTTGTAAGAAGAGTAATTTGCGCCCTTCTCGTATAACCGGAAACTTCGGATGACTTGCCAACTCATACATTCTACAAACCGCGATGTTAAGGTAAGCTGCCGCTTCTTTTACTCGCATTACTTTGTTTGGTTGTGATTGTTGATGTAAATCAGCCAATGCTGATCTGATTTCTTCACGAACAACTTCACGGATTGACTCTTTAATGATTTGATCTAATCCCATTTTGTTTTGCTCCCTTCTATTTAACTTAACCAACCTTGACTTAACTAAAAGTTAAGTCAAGGGCAAAAAATTTTAATTGCTTCTAGTTTCACTTTTAAGAAATCAGCAATTTTTACAATTAAGTCATAATAAGGACGGCGTTTGCCGTTTTCTATGTACCAATAGTACACTTCCGTAATACCAACGGCCTCAGCTACTTCCTTACATGTATATCCTTGTTCTACACGTAGCTGTTTTAGAGTTTTCATATGCAACTCCTCTCTTCCGTTTTTGTTGTTAATTACATATTAACTTAACCTTAAGTTAAGTTCAAGTGTTTTATAAAAATTTTTTCAAAAACTTTACCTTTCCACTTAACTGATAGTTAATATATAATGACAGTGTAGCAAAGTGCCGTGTGTCACACTATAACAGTGATAAAGAAGAAATAACTTCATATAAAATAGATAAAATAAACTTGGGGTGTTTTAATTATGTTTAGTCATCAAAGGTTAAAGTTGTTAATTGAAAAAAGAGGGATTACTCAACAACAATTAGCTGATGCAATTGGTGTTAGTCATGTTTCTGTTTATAACTACGTTGAAGGAAAAAAATCACCAGGTACACGTACACTTCAAAAAATAGCTAATCATTTAAATGTTACTACTGATTATCTACTTGGGTTATCTGATTCGCCAGATTTAACAGCAGACCAAGATCTACAACTTACAAAAGAAGCTCAAGAAATTCTTCAAATCATAAATGATCTACCTGAAGAACAACGAAAAAAAGCATTAGAACAACTAGAAATGTTTGTGAGTTACGAAAAAGCTAAAGGGAATATTTAATGAAAAAAGACTATCCGAAAAAATGAAGTGCACCCCAATTGTTAGACACATAATTAACAATTGGAGGTGCATTTTTTATGGCTAAATTTTCTTCAAAAGATAAAATACAAGCAGTAAAACGATATCTAGAAGGTACGGAAGGCGGAAAAACCATTGCTAATTCTATAGGGGTTCATCCTAGAGAACTTTATCAATGGATTAAACGGTTTGAATTTTCAGGGGAAAAGGCGTTTGAAAAACGCTATACAACTTACCCTCTCGAGTATAAACTAGATGTAATTCATTATATGAATGAAAATGGGACATCTCTGAGAGAAACAGCTGCTTTTTTTAATATTCCTTCTTGCGAAACACTCCGAAAATGGAAAGTAGCTTATGAAACAGAAGGATTAGATGCCCTAAAATCAAAGAAAAAGGGGCATCTAACCATGGCCAAAGAAAAAGCTAAGCTACAACATTTAAAACAAAACGAAGTATTTCTTGAAGGTTCTATAGAAGCGCTACAAGCAGAGAACGAACGTCTGCGTATGGAAAATGACTATTTAAAAAAGTTGAATGCCTTAGTTCAAAAGAAGAAAACATCACAGACCAAGACAAAGCGCAATTGATTTATGAATTAAGGCATAAATATAAGGTCGTTGACCTTGTGAAAGTCGCTAATATCGCTCGTAGTACGTATTATTACTGGATGAAACAAGCGAAACGTCCAGATAAATATAAGAAAGTTAAAGAATTAATTAAAGAGATTTTTAGTGAGAATTTTGGGAGGTATGGTTATCGTCGTATTACATTGGAATTACGTAATCGAGGCCATGCATTAAATCATAAAACCGTTCGACGTTTAATGAATATCCTGGGATTAAAATGTCTTGTTCGATTAAAAAAATATCGTTCATATAAAGGGACTGTCGGGAAATTCGCTCCTAATATTTTAAAACGTAATTTTCACGCATCAAAACCAAACGAGAAATGGGTAACAGATGTGACGGAGTTCCACTTACATGGTAAAAAACTATATCTATCACCCATTTTAGACTTATATAACGGAGAAATTATAGCTTACAATATAGAACATAGACCTGCCTATTCCCTTGTTTCTAAAATGTTAAATAAGGCGTTTCAATGTTTGAATGATAAGGAAACTCCTATTTTACACTCGGATCAAGGTTGGCATTATCAAATGCGACAATATCATCAGTCGCTTAAAAAACATAACGTTATCCAAAGTATGTCCCGTAAGGGAAATTGCTTAGATAATGCAGTCATGGAAAATTTCTTTGGCTTATTAAAGTCTGAATTACTTTATCTTAAAGAGTTTGAAAGTATGGAACAATTTAAGCAAGAACTAGAAACTTATATTCATTACTACAATCACAAAAGAATTAAAACAAAACTAAAAGGATTGTCCCCTGTGCAATACAGAGTTCAATCCTTAGTAGCTGCTTAATATATTTGTCTAATTTTTTGGGTTCAGTTCAAAATTAGATAGTCTTTTTTAAATTACTTTGTCTCTTTCATGTCCACTTAAACAGATAGATAATAATATTTCTTTTGGGTTATCTTCTTCTTGCAGAAGTAAAAGCGCTTTTTTTATCAGATTAACTTCCCCATCTTTACTTTTCATCTTCTCTTATCCCCTTATCATTTTTGTTATTTTTTTACATAAATTTCTTTTTTGTTCATAAACCTAAAAAGGAAATCTTACTTAAAACTACAAATGACACCGTCAATTAAGACGATGTCATTTTAAATTTATATATGTAAACCTATATTTTGTATCTTACCAACCGCCACCAGGATCAACCATCATTTGCTGAACTACTGGTTTTGAGTCATTTGTACTAGGCTTTTCTTTCGCAGAATCAGTGTTAACAACTAGTGTAATTGCTAATAATAGTACAGGAATAATTGTAATTAATTTTTTCATCTAATCACCTCTTTCCGATGCTAATTATAACAAATATTCAAATTAAACCCAAGTGAATTTTCGGTAAATTCGAATAAAATATATTTCCTGATTTTTGACACATTAGAAGAGATTGTTTCATTAACTCTTCTCTTTTAGCTCCCTCATATGTTAAAGCTAAATAAGCGGTCTGTATGTCTGTTAATTCACCTGTAGAACTTTTTATTTGATTTAATATTTCCCTCGCTCCTATTGTATTACCTTGTTTAATCATTAAATATGCCAGCTCACTTGGATGTACAACATCTGTATCACTAATTTCTTTGTCATGGTGAATCTTTAAAAATGATAATGTATGTTGCACCATTTCTTTCTTCTTCTCTACAGCTTCAACTTTTCTATCACCAATCACTTGTAATGTTTTCTCTAGGTAATATTTTGAGTTCTCATATTCACCTACTGAGAAAACATACGATTCACCTAGCTTTAAGTACGCATTTACTTTTGGAAAAGAAAAATAGTTATCCCACTCAAGATCATCTATTAATTTAATACAAACGTTTCTTGCTTCATCTACTTCTCCTCCTTGCAATGAAGTAACAGCAATCGCTTCTCTGTAACGTAATTTGAAGCACTCACGAAGATATTTATTACTAATTTTATCAATTTTAGTTTCTATTGATTTCAGACGCTCATTTAAAGTCGTATAATTTCCTGTTTGATATTGCGCTTGACATAATAAAATTTCAGTTAACAATTCCATCTCAATTGTTTTCACTGATTTACTTGCTATATGCAACGCTTTATAATATAGTTTGGCATTCAACTCACCGATATATCGTTTATAAATAATCAGATACACACTAGCAAATTCTTTATTTTCAGACACCTTAGACTGTAATTCACTATTTATTACTTCAATCAAAAGATTGAACTTACCTCTTAAAGCTAAGTCCTCCATCGCTTCACGTAAATTCTCTGATTTCGGATTTGTGACATCAATATAATCCTTTAATATATTCCCTTGTACCTGTATGCCTTTATTTAATAGAATAATTGTTTTAGAAAGAAAACCGAAACTAATATCTGTGTTACCTTTAAATACTTTTGTAACAGTACTTGGCTTAACACCCCAATGATCTGCTAGTTTATTTTTTCTTATACCAGCTACGCATAATTCTTTTTCAATTTGACCTAGAGCTTTCCACATGCTTTGTCCCCCTTATTGGAACAAGACACACTTCCCTATCATGAACACGCACCTTAATGCTGAATTACATCAAAAAGCTGTGTTATAACTAGCCGTATACGTTACGAAAACTCGTAAACGAAAGGCTCATGGCAAATGTTTTCCCTACTTCAATTAGGGCTAAACGGTGTAAACGTGTTCCCAGCATATTTACACACACTATGGGTCTTTTTTGTTCCGTTTGATTTCTTAAAATCAGTTTATCACAAGATTAAGAATCTTCATTCCACTTAAAGTCAATTCATGTTGAGAAAGTTTTTTCTAATAGTCAATGTCTCAACACTATTAGCAATTATATAAATTATGAACTATACTCTGTCAGTAAACGTCAAACATTTGCCGTTTACAATTTGTAAAAAAATCTTTGAGCATAGACCTTAACATTATATATAAGGACGCTGTCTTAGGAGTTATAACTGTAGGAATTGATTTGAAAGACAACGTTCAAGATTGGTTACTTAAAAAAATGAAAAATAAATTTCTGTAAATCAAAAGCACAGTAGCATTAAGCACTGTGCTTTTTTATCTCTTTATATTCCTGTTCCTGGATCAGCATATCCTGCACCACTTCCAGGACCTGCTTCATTATTGCTACTTGTGGAATACCATCCACCTGGATCTTTAACATATGTATTTCTCATGGATTCTTCCCTCCTTCCTAATTTGAATCTACAATTATTTTAGCTCATACGTTCTGCATCTGTGAATTAACTATTTTGGTATTTTGTAGGAGCATATACTTCCATTAATAAATTAAATATATTAATATATTTATAAAACAATTATAAGGAGTATACTATATGAATCAAATTGACTTTAATTCTATACAATCACCCGTTAATCATCTCGCTATGCAAGCAGCTATTATGTTTCTTGCCATGGGCGTTACTGGCGGATTAGTTTACTACATGCTTTTAAAAATCCATGCTCCAAAACAGTTAGCTAGTGTGATTGCGACAATGTGTACTATGGCCGCTGCCTATAAAACGATTTTAATTTTCTATACTTGAATACACCAAAAAGGAGCCAATGGGCTCCTTTTTAATTTTAATGTTAATGAAAAGTAATCAAGAGAACGTCTTTAAGTTGTTCATCAAACTCCAAATCAAGTTCTATATACATTGCCTTAAACAATTCTATTAATAGTTCATTAGCGTCCCCACTACGTTTGCCATTAACATAATCATGAAAATCCACTAATTTTTTCAAAACCTCTGGACTATCGCTAAAAACTATCATTACTGAATTCAAAGCTTTCATAAATTCCAAGTAGTTTTCTCCAGTCCTATCACCAGTTACGAGCCAAATCCGATGTTCCATCAAATTTTTTAAAATATCCTTTTTTTCTTCCCAAATTCTATTTGTAAAAAAGGTCTTTCTTTCGTTTTTAATTGTTTTTCTTACTCCTAAATAAGTAAGTCCACCGCTAACGAAACCGCCTAAGACTCCTCCCCAGAATCCGAGCCAATTTGTGTCTATAGATAACCATTCAAAATTCATAAACTCACTACACTCCATTACTCTATTACTCTATTACTCCTTTTTAATTATTATATATTATAATATATATTTAAACAAAATCCTATCAAACCTTTATTTTAACTCAAATAAATTACGTCCCTCCTCTTGTTTTTTAAATATGAATCACAATGATTTTTAAACAAAATAGGAAATTACTTACAATTACATCCTATAACCGAATTTGTTCATTTATGGTAAAATGTATCTATCGCTGATATGTCCAACTAGGTAATTTTTATAACAGCAAAGTTACAACTAGACTTATACAACATGATTCAAAACAAAATGAAGGAGTGTTTTAAGTGAAAGGACATATTCGAAAAAGAGGAAATAAATATTGCATCGTTATTGATATCGGCCCTGATCCAGAGACAGGAAAAAGAAGACAGAAGTGGTTTTCTGGATATAAGACAAAAAAAGAAGCACAGGCCGATGTAGCAAAGAAGATTACAGAATTGAATGAAGGAACTTTTATAGAGCCATCTAAAGTTACGCTAAAAGATTACCTAAATCATTGGCTAGAAATTAAAAGCATGAGTATACAAAAGAGTACTTTTGCTGGCTATAAGGCATTTATCAATCAACATGTTATACCTAGTATAGGAATGGTCGCACTCCATAAATTAAATGTTATGCACATTCAAAAATGCTATAAGACTGCGATAGATAAAGGTATTACAAATAATTCCATTCTGCTTATGCATAGAATTTTAAAGAGTGCTTTAAACCTAGCTATAAAACAAAATATTCTTTCTCGAAATCCAGCTGCTTTTGCTGAGATACCTAAAAAAGAAAAAACCCCTATCCAGACTTGGACAGAGGACGAAGTAAAAAAGTTTCTTTTGCATTCACAAGAATCACGATATCACATTGGATATCTACTTGCAATAACTACAGGTATGCGTATGGGAGAAGTTCTAGGCTTACGATGGCAGGACGTTGATTTTGAAAAACACACCGTTACAATAAACCAAACATCTGGCCATGACAATAAAATCAAAAAAACAGCAAAAACAAATTCATCAAAGCGTACCATTCCTGTACCTAAAGAAACTATAGAATCCTTAAAAAGACATAAGATTTTAATTAATAAAGAGAAATTAAGGTTTGGCTCTGCTTATCTAGATCAAGATTTAATAAATTGTAATGAGTTTGGAAAAATCATAAAAAGAGCACATTTCAGAAAAAGTTTCATTAGGATGACACACAAAGTAGGTATAAAAGAAATTAAATTCCATGATTTAAGACATACACACGCAACTCTACTATTGAAACAAGGAGTTAACCCTAAAATCATCAGTGAGCGATTAGGCCATACAGATATTTCAATGACATTAAGTGTCTATTCTCATGTGTTACCGAATATGCAGGAAGAAGCAGTTAAAAACTTCGGTAAAAGTATCTTTGGATAA